ATGAATGACGATATCATCCAAAATCTGGGCTATGCACGGGTTTCGACTTCCGAGCAAGCAAATTCAAAGCATGGGCTAGAGACTCAACTTAACCGATTGAAAAAAGCTGGCTGCACTGAGATATATCAGGATGTCGCATCGGGGCGATCGTGGGGTGATGCCAAGCGAGAAGATTTTTCACGCATCTGTGACTTAGTTAAGAATCGTAAAGTTAAGCAAATCACTGTCACGGCTCTTGACCGATTGAGCCGTGAGTCAACAACATCCGCTAAGTTTTTGCAGACTCTGGAAGAAACTGGCGTGCTGATCTATGAGTTGGACAGCGATCGCTACATCAACTTTATCGATCCTAATGAGTGGTATGAATCGCGCCAAAAAGGGTTGCAGGCAGAATATGAATCCAGAAAAACCTCAATGCGTGTGCGTGCAGGCTACCAGAATTTGAGGGACTTGCACAAAGCTAACCCTCGGACTCCCTACGGATATAAGCGAGTAAACCAAGAATATGTTTTAAATCCTGATGAGGCGGCGATCGCAAGGGAGGCGATCGCCTTATACCTAGAATTAAAAACTTTGCCGCCTGTGACGCGATTAATCTACGAGAAATATGGCAAGAGGTTTAGTGTGTCGGGCTTGCGACAGTGGCTATTAAATCCCGTGCTAATTGGTAATACTCCCTACGATAAACGCAATCCTAAGCCCGCACATTTGCCGCAAGGTAATCAAATTATTTACGGTACGCATGTGGACCAAGCTTTAATGACTGAAGCTGAGCAAAGAGCGATCGCTGAAATACTGACAGAAAATACTAGAATTTGGGGCAAAAACAGGAAAGCATTTCAAAACCCATTATCAGGCTTGGTATTTTGTGGTGAGTGCGGGGTGAGTTGCGATCTGATGAGTAAACCATCGGGTGGTATAAAAACTGAATTTCGCAGAATTAGATCTTTTTACTGCCGAACGCGGTCTAAAAAACCCGCTGGCAAGTCATGCAGTCAACGGGGGACTTACAAAATTGAAATTGTTGAGGCGATCGCTATTCAAGCATTGACTGAAAAGGCAGGGGCGATCGCTACTATCTATGAAGCTGATGACCAAAAAGTTGAAAATCCCAAAATTAAAGAATTGCGTGGACAGATAACTATACTTGAATCAATGAACAATCCTATGCTCGCAGATGCGATCGCAAAGTTGCAGGATGAAATTGCAAACTTAGAGCGATCGCATGATGTAGACCAAGGCATTAACTTAGAATTGCGATCGCTACTTATTGAGGCGTTTAGCGATCCAGATTTCTTTGCAACTCTAGACAATGAAGAAAAGCGATCGCTGTACAAGTCTTTGATTAAAAAGATTGTTGTACGCGATCGCAAGGTGGTATCGATAGAGTTAAAGATTTAAATAGCAGCGGCTTTATTCTTTTTGATCTTAGATCTACATATGGCAGTTCTAAAAGATTTAAAGTTTGTGGATCAATCATCGTTTGGATTTTCGTAAACTTGATAGAAAGTTTTTATAGCAAAGTTGATTAGAGCAGATCGGCTTTTGAATCCGCAATTTGAGGAATTTAAAAGGTCTAATACTTCTTTCTGTGGGTTGAATGAGATGGGGCTGAGCTTTTCCTTTTTTAGCTCTTTGGGCAATGATTTACGCCCTGAACCTTTGCGATTTCCGCCTTTTGGCATGGTGGTTGGGGCAGGGTGCGACCCTGCCTTTGCGCTATTAGTATTCGATTCTGGCTTCTAAATCATCATTCATTTCTGCGATTAGCTCTAAAAGCCATTCATCAGAGTTTTCAAAGCACTGGGAATCAAACTCTGCTTTAGCTGCTTCAACTAAGGCAATAACTTCAGGATCTTCAGAATCTTTCGCCCAGTTTTCAACCTCTTCACGGTTGCCGCCCCATTCACAGCCATCTTCAAAGGCTTCAAACTTGCGAACAATCTCAGCCCATTGAGAATAATCATGCAATTCAAACTCACCGCACCAATATTGGTAGTGATCGCCAATTTTTTTGCCATTGGCAAAGAATGCAAACTCATCTAGTAATCCACCATTCTCAAATTGACGTTGACCATAACGCGCTTGTGACTGGGCGGCAAATTTGCCATCAATCAACTCAGCCCAGATCCCCCAAGAAGAATCGTATTGAATGTTAGAAGCAAGAACTTGTAGTGTAGGCATGGTGTAAAATCCTTTGTGTTACTTGGTTTAACCGAGGTTTGGGTGACCGCCCTTGCCTCATGAATACTATTAAAGCAAATCCTTTGATAAAAGTCAATAACTTTTATCAAAGGATTTGCTTTAATTTAAAAGAAATCATCGCTGGGCGGGATTGGCTGAGCTAATTGCAATTCATCTAAATAAATTTGCAACTCGACGGCGCTAAGCTTTTGCCTTGATTTGCCCCATCGCTCTAAGCAGTGTGCTTTTGGGTGCAGCTTTAATCTTTCAAATTCAACGTCAATTTTAGAAATTAAGTCGCTTAAATCGCTCGGATCTTTGGGAATATTGGGCGCAAACTTCTTTTGATATTCTGCGAGAAGATTTGCCGCTTCCTGCGCGATCGCTGGTACAGATTTAAAAACCGCCCAAACTTCATCGCTTTTGATTTTTGCGTACAATTCCTGAAACTGTACAGAATTTTGAACCAAGGCGATCTTGGCTTTGAGGGCGGCTAGATACTTTGCGGGATCTGGCGGCGCTTTGGGTGCAGGTGCAGGTGCAGTTGGTTGTTCTCCAAATTCGCAGGGCTTTTTAACCATGATGCTTAATATTGTTTCTCCAGTTACTGTCCCTCTCTCCCATGCAAAAACATCTACTAAGAAATCACCGCCTTTGCCTTGCTGTTCACAAAGTTCTAAGAGTAGCGATCGCGTGATCAGCAATTGCCCTTTTTTGGCTGGAGCATCTGGGCTATCTTTGGATTCGTTTCTCCATAGCGTCCCTTCGTTTGGTCGTTGTGTAGTCATAATGTGAGGCGGCGCTATGCGCCGCCTATAGGTTTTTTAAAAATCGATTTCGCCATTAGCGATCGCAGTGTTAATTTCTGCTTTGTATTCCGTAGCTGCGTTGTCAGCTTGTGCGGATTTTACGGGGTGAGCATTCTTAAAGCGATCGCTTAAAGACTTTAAAATCTGATTAATCTTTTCTGATTGCTCTGCACTTGGTTGAGGCTTCCTGCCTACCCATTTAATGAGTCCGTCAAGCTCGTCTGGCGAACTACATTTTTCCGCGCTCGTAGTAAAAATACTCCACAACTTATCGTCCCAAAGTGGAGCCGTCGCGATCGTCATTAACTTATCGCTTAACTCAGGTGTCCAGCAATCCATAGGTATGTCAGAAATTGACGCTTTGCGATCTTCATCTCCGATCGCATCTAGCCCAACAATTGCAAGCGTCGCTCGTCTACGGGCTTGGGTTTCTGCTCGTTTCATCGCCTTGGCTTTGCTGTCGCCATTTAAAGGTTTGCCCCAATTGTCTGTCTTGATTCCGACTTTACCAGTCGCTTGCTCGGTGCGGGTTCCCATTCTTGCCTCTACAGTGACGGAATAAATCTCACCATCTAGCATGATTTTTTCCTCAACAATTCGGGTTGAGACGTTTCTGGAATCTCGCAACTGAGAAGCGGCGATCGCGTTTGGATAGAGTGAAATCTTTTTAATTTTCCCGTCCTTATCTTTCTCTTCGATATAGTCGAAAGGTTTTGATAGGGCATTTAACCCAAGCTGGCGACAGTAGGTAAAGTAGTAGATCAGGCGATCGCTAGATGAAAGCATCGACAGATCTCCACTTTGGACAATCTTGGCTAGAAGTTCATCGCTTAGATCTTGATGTACGAGTGATTGAGTTTCAGCCTTGGCTAAATTTGTCATTTTGTTTTTACTGGGTAAATGGTTAGGAATCTATTGAGGGAATATTAGTAATTCCCCCAATAGATAGTAATAGTTAAAAAATAAGGGCTTTTGCTTGAGCCGCTTCGATGCGGATCTCTTCATCGCTCTTGGCTGCTAAAGCCGCTTGCTGCTCTTGCAGTGGCAATTGAGCAAAGAAAAGTTCAACATCTTTAAAACGATTAAGTTTGTATGGTGCGGTATTAACAAACTCCCCGCGCTTTGCCCCAATCTTTTGAAGCTTCATCCAAGGCTTACTGCCTAGCAAAATCATGCCGTGATCGGCGGCTAACTTCTCGGCGGCTTGGCGGCTAATGTCTTTGGGCTTGGCAATCCCCAAACGCTTGTTAGCCTCTTTTACCATTTCGTGAGCAGTGGCGGCTGAGTAGTTAGAAACAGAGCGGCGATTGTCATATGCTCCAACCCATTGAAAGTCAGACATTAAACACCTCTCCCGATCGCTTTACTAAGTTGTTTTGATGTGAGTTGCGCGATCGCTGCCTGACTTTTGGTAAGTGCGGCGCGATCTGCTGCCATTTCTGCAAGTTCTTTTTCGACTGCGATCCGCGTTTCTGATGACATTGGCTTGCTGTTGCGATTGTCAATCCAGAATTTTGCGGATTGGGCGCGATAGGTTTTAAAGAATGCTGCGATCTCTTCGGCTTTAAATCCCCAAGCGTGGGAATAAAACAAGAAGGTTCTTACAATTTTATTTGCCCACTCAATTTGGGGACGGGTTCCGTGAATTACGGGGCTAGGCATATTCTCAAGTGTCATGTGGTTGAGCTTGGCTGCCGCCTCTTCTTCTGGTGTGCGAAGCGCTGATACTGCGCTGGAGCCGTGACGTGTTAGAGTAAATCCCATATATCCCCTAAGTCTTCGTGTGTGAGATGGTTGTTTAACTTAAGCCCGTTGCCAGTGCCTTGGTGACGGGCTTTTGGTGTTTTAGATGATTACTGATGTACAAGTAACGTGGTGCAAATGCTCAAACGCAGATTCGTCAATGTCGATCTTCAACTCCCAGAAATCGCCATCAACATTAATAAGGTTGATCTCTTGCAAAAGGCAGTCTTGATCGTCATAGCCTTCTCTGTATGCGTCGGTAAATACTTTTTGAGCATCGGCTAATACTGCTTTAGCAGCTTTAACAGCCTTTTCTGCTTCAATCACAGCTTTAGCTGCTTCTTTGATTTGCTCTTTGGTCATCATTGGCTTTATCTCCGTTTGCTTGAGGCGTTTGTTTAACCTTTCTAAATAGTAGTACTACTCTTGTACAAAGTCAACACTTTTTTAATCCTTTTTTTGGTTGACAGTAGAGCTAGATTTGTGTAATGTGGTAGGAGTATAGTAAATAAGGAGTTCTACCAATATGACCGTGGCAACCGATAAAGTTAGAGTTTCAACCTATATAGAGGATGGACTCAAGCCCAAACTAGAGCTACTAGCTAAAGTGCGTAAGCGCTCGGTTAGTAACTTGATTGAGGTTCTCTGCCAAGAAGCTGTTGATAAGGCGGAAAAGGAAGGAGAACTTAAAAACTAACCGCGCGATCGCCTCAACATCGCCGATCATTCTCGTTTGTCTGCTGATATCTATTGAGAGAATTATTGTTTTTTTGGTGAAGTATATGAATTTGCAGCAATTCGCTTTTAATTCGCAATCGGTTCGCATCATTTCTATTAATGGCGATCCTTGGTTTGTGGCTACAGATGTTTTGAGTGCTATTAAGTCAACTACTACAGTTGGAGCCTTAAAAACGGTTGTGTCAGAAGGTTTGGGCGATGAGTATGTTAATAACACTCCCATACCTGACAACCTTGGGAGACTCCAAGACACCACAATCATTCATGAAGCTGCTGTTACCTTTCTTGTTTCGCGATCACGCACTGCAACAGGTAAAGCCTTTAATCGATTGCTTCATGCTGAAATTCTTCCAACTATCCGCAAAACTGGTAAATACGAAGTAGTTCCTTCTCATCCTGCTTTACCCACAAACTTTGTAGAAGCTTTGCGCCTTGCTGCTGATTTAGAAGATCAAAGATTAAAGCTTGTGGAACAGAACCAAGCGCTTCAAATGGAAGTTCAAATCCTAGAGCCAAAAGCAGAGCGTTACGATCTTGTAATGGATTCTGATGGATGGATGACGGGTGAAGAAATCTGTAAGCAATTGGCTGTACCTAAGTTCACTAATCGCAAGTTATACGACATTTTGCGTACAGAGAAAGTGCTGTTTAAGCGTCCTGATGGCACTAATTGCCCTTACGCGCCTTGGGTAAATGAAGGGCTTGCAAAGCTGCGTGATGGTCAATGCTTTGATGGTCGGATGCGATTCTCACCTGTGTTCTCTTGGAAGGGCTTGGATCGCATTTTGGATATTTTGCGAAAGCATCAGGTGATTCCAAAAGATAAGCAATTCAGATTTAATTTTGATTCCGACAAAATTGTTGCGATGAAGAGGGCTTAACCCAATGGCTAAACCCAAGAAGAAAGCGCCAAAATAGAAGAGGAGATCGCAGTCACTAAGAGCGATCGCTATGCTTCACGATATCCAAGCTGGGAAGCGTTCGTAATGGCGATGATTCCAGCCGACAAATATCCTTTGATGAATAAAGAGTATCTGCGATGATTTGCGTTTAAGCACTAATCGCTACATAAAACAACGCGATCGCCACTACTCCAAACCAATTAAGGTTACTTTCCCAGAGTAATAAGGCGATCGCTAAGCACAGCAATATTTTAATCAACATCTAATCGCGCCTCAATCTTGGCTATGCGTATTTCGTGAGACTCAACCTTTTCAATAAGAGTCTCTGTTTGTGCTATGCCTAAATCTTTGCGGATTAGCCCAACAATATATTCGGTTTTCTCTAGCCCTGTTTGCTTCAAATATTTTTCTAGCGCTGTTGTTAAATCCGCAGGAACTCTAAACCCTATCTGCATATTGCACCGTTAAACGTCGTAAAACAAATATACTCTCACCTATTGACAAACGGTGTTAAACGATGTTTAACTGTTAGTCATTCGCGAACTATTCGCGCTTCATTCGCCGAATAAGTAGCGAACGTTCGCGAATAGTTCGCCAACTAAAGGAAGAAAAGGAGTGCTAAAAACTGCCAATTTACCTGTCCCAAAGTTCAACATAGCTGAGCCAAAAAATATAGTCCTTACTAGATTCCCTTGGTTCTCAACATTTGATATCGCAAAACTAATAGTCGCGCAGTATCCATCGTTAAGCTTTGAAGGTCAGCGTCGATTAGTCCAATACGCGATCGCTCATCTTAGAGCTTACGACTTTGATTCTGATAATTTGACTGATACTTCTAACTCAGATTTTGAGCCAACTCGAAAATCTGGAACTGATTATTACAGTCGGCAAGCTGTAAAAGAAATTCTTGAATACATGGACTTTAAGGTAATAAACGATGACAGACCCTATTCCTAGCATTAAAGATCGCGTAAATGCAGCAGCCCCCAAAGCTCCACGCAACACCAAAAAATCAACTTCTCATGATGCTGCGGACACGGTTAGCAAGAATGCCAAAAAATCGCAGATTGCGGATATTACGTCAGCAATTACCAGTAAGGCGATCGCCGATGCTGATGTCTTTGCGGATGAGCTTTACTCTGAAGCATTCCTTAACCGTTTAGGTGTAAAACGTGAGGGCATTGAGGCTCTTAGTTTTACACAGTTGCAAGGCAAGGCAAAACTAAAGACTGCTCACGTTTTGGCTGGCGGTCAGCAGCTACAACTTGCTAGTTCTGAGCCAGAGCCTGTGAAGATCTTCGCTTGTGAAGATTGGCTTGGTGATGATGATGAATGAGAACTTCGTCAAAATTGTGGCAATGCCACTCGCGATCGCCTTGACTTTACTCTTATCCAGAGTGTTTCATACCCGTCCTGAGCTAATTACTGGATTGTTTTCGCAAATCAGTAATGCTCAAACTATAAAGACTCCGCGATCGCAACTAGAAGAGAGAGCAAAAGCTTGTAATACTCCTCTCGATATTTCAATCATGACCGACAAGCAACTTAACGACTTTGTATTTGATTGTGAGAAGCCAAAGAAATGAATGGTAGTTCTGAACTGGCGATCGTAACCGCCGAAATTGTTGATATTTTGCCGAGAGAGCATCAAACAAACGAAATGGCTAACTGGGTTGAATCTCAGCTAGCATCGGGTAACACTGCATCAGAAATGCTTGAGTATTGCAAAACTCAGTTTGGGATTGTTGTTCATAAAATTGATGCTTGCGAGCTTAAAATCCAAAATCAAGGCATAAGGCTTGATAGCTACATTCAAAAAACAGATCGCCAATTTGAGCAAGTTCATAGCAAAATTGCCAAGCTTGAAACCGATCTTGCTGTTACCACCGCTTTAAGCAATGAACGCGCTCAACAGCAACAATTCACCAATGGACAGTTAATGACTTCGATCAACAATACAAATACCAATCTAACCAATGGATTGACCAACGTATCAAAAGGAGGCGGCGAGACTAACCCAGTGGTATTGTTTTTTGGTCTAGCTTTTGGCGTTATTCTGCTCAGTTGCCTAGTTGCTCTTGGGATCAACTCTCGCTCCTCCCAAGTTATTGAATATAAAAATGTGCCTAGTAATGGGCATCCGCTTCCTGTCCCTAAAGATCTTTACGACAAACTGTAATGGCTATTCAACCTCCTCCTACTGGCGGTGCGCCGCTACAAAATAGCAACTCTCCTGATCTCATTGATCATATCTGGGGATTGCTACACCCTTTCTTGCTTTTAACCTTAATCACATCGGCGCTAAGCGCCTCTTTCGCATTTAAAGTGCCGATGGTCAAAACGGTCGGGTCGTTCGTTCTTTGCGGTATATCTCTCTTCTTCTTGTTCCAGACTTCGCGGCGTAATCGATGCTCTGCTATTAGATGGAAGTTTGAGATGAAAGACTGGGCGCAATTGGCTCTAACCGTTCATGCGATTTACTTTGGATTAATTCATGACATTGTGAGTAAGTAATGCTGACTTTCCTTTTATCTAAATTTGAACGCGCTCGCAAAAACATCGATCGCCTAAAAGCTGATTGTTTCTGGGCGTTTTCTAAGGAGTGGCAAGATGAGATTGATAAGGCGATCGCTAATGAAGATGGCGATCGCCTAAATCAACTCTATGAAGTTTTAAAGTCTGCTACTGAAGCTACTCCCGAAGAGTTTCCCCTCTTCTTCTTAGTTCCAATTCCTCGCGAAATTGAGGATCTATTTGCCAAGCAGACTACTAAGACAGATCATGTATCTCTGCACTATTCTTTGCAGTGCATGACTTCTGCTGAACAAGAGAAAGTAGTCAAGAGGTTGATTAAGTTTTGGCACAAAAGAAACCCTGATGCTGTTCCTGTGAACTTATTGCAGTGGGCATCTATTCAAGATGTTGTACCTCATGGCGCGATCGCTGATCCTGTCTTACCATTGCCAAGAGTAGAGCCAATTTTTGACAAAAACTCTTTAAATATATTGCTAGGTGTAGATACTCAAAAAAAGCCTCTCTACTGGACTCCGAACCAAGAAACGAACGGATTCACTTTAGTAATTGGTGCTTCGGGGTCTGGTAAAACTGAATCCCTAAAAGCGATCGCTAATGAAACTCATAACTATGGTATCCCTGTATTGATCATTGATTTTCATGGGGATATCGCGTTAGATTGCTGCAAAACCATCACTCTTAGTCATACGTCAGCCTGTGAATATGGCATCAATCCACTAGAACTAGACTCGCTAGATCCTGTTAATGGTGGTGTATTCCCACAATTACAGAAGTTGATTGAATCGATTTGTGCTTTTAATACGAGCATAGGGCATAAGCAAAAGCTCAATATTGAAAAGTATTTGGCAGAAGCTTATAGGGATAAAGGGATAAGCGATCGCGATCCTTCAACATGGGGCAAAACGCCGCCAACTTTCTCGGATGTAATCGAAGCGATGGAGATTGATATCGCAGATCCCGAAATACCTATGCCCATGAGAAATGACATTAGCAGCGCTTTATCTGTAGTTCGCAGTGTCTTTAAGCATCCTGTATTTTCTAAGCCTACTCGCCTTGATATTGATTCACTGTTGTCGCGATCGCATCGGATAGACTTATCGCCATTGCTAGGCAGTGAAGATATTCAATTCTTAGTAGTTGATACCTTGCTTCGTAAGATTGGCTGTGCGCTTAGTGCTAAAGGACATATACCCGTCAGATGTAGCGATCGCGAAAGATATCGCTTTGCAGTATTCATGGACGAAGCTCACAAATTCACAAGTAAGTCAACAAATCGCAAAGGGATTATTGATGTATACGCCTGTGAGCTTCGTAAATACGGGTTAATGATGTGCCTTGGCTCTCAAAATCTTGACCATTTCAGCCCTGATACTATCTCTCAAGTTGCGACTAAGATCCTTCTTAAGTTGCAATCAGCCGAAAGTGCAAGATTCCCTGCTAATGAGTTTGGGCTTACAGTTGATGCGATTACTAAAGGCTTGCGCGGAAAAGGTCACGGCTATCTAAAGCGCGGATCTGCTGACGCGATCGAGTTTCAATTTACACCAATGCATAAAAGATAAAAGCAATGCTTAAAGTAGGCGATCTTGTTCAATACAAAGGCAGAGAGTATGTCATTAGAGAGATCCAAAACTCTAACCCCGACAATGCAAAACATCTTCTGCAAGCGGTATTAGATGATTACGTTACTGTCGAGAAGAATCAATTATAGGGAACCCGCAAAGAAAATGTCACTCAACTGGATCGCAATAACTGATCGCTCTATGCTTTGCCTAAGATGTGGTAAAGCCTATCTGCCTAGTCAGCTAGTCTGCGATCGCGTCCATGCCGTGGTTACTCAAATCTTTCTGATTGACCATAAAGACTGTCAAGAATTATTAATAGAAGTTGAGCAAAATGAATATACCATTTGAACTCAGACAAGAACTTTTACAGCTACTCATGCAGATTCCTAATCCTGAATCAGTAGCGATCGTACCAAACGTATCAGATCCAAAATATCGCTATTATTTTAGAGAAGATGGAACTGTCCAAACAAAAGAAAGACATTACTTAACCAATGGAAAACTGGGTAACTAACACTGTGTTTTTTCTGCCAATCGCAGTAATCGCGATCGCCATTATGCTCAAATGGTTCCGAGACTTTGCGCGATTGGTGCGACCAGAATATGATCAGGCTATTGAGCGCACACATCAGCAATATCTATTAGAGTGCCGCGATATGCTGAATAGGATTTATTTTCAATCTGAAATGGAAGATAAATATCGTGAGTAAAAAACCAAAGCGAAAGCCCAAACCTACTACTATTCAGTATTTAGCTGAGTTTAAATACGAAGATGAAAACACTGAGGAAATAATTGCTGAGTTCCCGATCGCCGTTCCAAAAACTTTTGAACAATTACAAGTTGAAGAAGCCAAGAAAATTCTGCTTAGGGTTTTATCTACTCAAAAAGGCAAAATTACTTATATATCCTTATGGACTTTTACTAAAGAAAAGTCTGAAGATGGCAATATTAAATTAGAGAAAAAACGGCTTCTCATGTCGTCTTCAATTGAGCCATACAGAGAATTTGGGAAAGAGGCTGAAGCGTATGTTTCTCCAGAAGATGAAGAGGTTTTAAAATTGATTCTCGCTTGCTTTTTGAGAGCAGTTTCTAAACCTTACCCTCCTTTAGTATGCCAATGATATAATCGAAGGCAGAAACCCATTGTAACCATGCGATCGCCTATCACCTCCCCACAGATAGGCGATCTTTTTATTAACTGATTTTGCTGGTATAAAACCCAATCTGAGAATGCAGGGGAAAAACAACCGTCACGCTATCACCTATTAGCACCTGTCTTGTGCCTTGATTATAGGCTGTGCGGATGCTTCCATCTGGTAGCTGTACTTTGTTCCCATCCAATAAAGTGGCGGCAAAGGTTTGCTGATTTTCATCTTGTGTGATTCTTTTCTTAAGGGCGATCGCTGATTGGGTAAAGGTACGAGATAGGCGATCGCGCACTGAAGTTTCTGTCTGCATTACTCTCTCCTTGGGTTACTGAAAGTTACGGAATAATTCAAAGTGGCGGGGAATAGCAATGGTGATGGCTCAGGAGGTGGATTAAACCCAACAATCGCAGAGCCTGAGCCTTCAAGATCTATCTCTTGCTCTAAGAATTGAGATCCAGCTTCAATCCTTACTGTAATAAATAGTATGGTCGGATCTGTAAGTGTAAAGTTTATCTGAACAGCCCCGCTACCAAAAGACCAGATTTCTGTTGCTGTGTCTAAAGTTGTTCCTGTGAAATATCCTGTTAATCCATCTATTTGTCCAACGATTTCAAATTCGTCTAAAAGTCCTCCTGAAGTTTCTGCAAAGGCAGGCGCATCACTGCTGCCATATGCTTCTAAGGTTTCGGTTCCATATCCAATATCACCAATTTGAATACTTGCGTCTATCCTGAAAAGATAAGCAAAAATAACTTCGATTGGCTCTGGGATAGCTGCAATAGGCGCTAATCGTGGCTTATTATCAACCATAGGCAAGCCGCCTCTAACTGGTATAGGGCGCATCTCTTCGCCTATACCGTAAAAAAGATTTGTAGCGATCGCCGTCCGACTCTCACCGTGCCCTAATCGCTTAATTTTGCCATTCTCACCCATGAATGTAGGCAAGATAGAGTTGTTTTCGCGCTCGTATTTTTCAAGACGAGCGATCGCATCTTGAGCCATTTGCTTCTCAAGCTGGAGCCGCACTCTTTGATTAGGTGTGAGATTGTCATTTTGCATTAGGAGTAGCCAATCCGAAAGCTAACAACTGTTTGTATTGCACCTGAGACTACAATTAACGAGGTTTTTATCACTGGCTTGTTGCTCCCTAGGATTCCAATATCGTTATTTCCTTGGTAGATCACATTATTATCACTATCTAATAATCTGTAGGAAGCTGATGTACCTGATGCAACCGCAGCAACTGGAGTAATTGGATTAAAAACAAGTATTTTTGAATCAGGCACAACTGTAGGAGCGCACGGATCTGGCAACTCATATTCAGTTAGAAGCGTGCCAAAGTCTATCGTCCATTCTTGTAATTTACCTGGTCCACTTCCTTGATCGGCTGCGATCTGAATGTTTTGTGCTTGAGAATCGCCAAAAGCATTGCCATGTTGTCCCATTTTATTCTCCTAATCTAATATTGCAATAACTACGGCATCAATTGTGATATCAGCTTCCAATTGTCCATCCTCTGCCATTTGTGATTCAACCACAGCATCAATTGTAATTGAATAAAAATCAAGAATTTGGACAAAAGAAGCCTCAACCACGGCATCAATCCTAACCTCACCTCTTAACGAATTAACAGGCTGTATCACCTGATAAACCGTAGATGGGGTAGCCACAGGGCTAGTTGAGATCACATCGCACATAAAGCCAATCGTGCGACGGGTTAAATCTTGGCTGAACGTGATCGCATCAACCAAACAACGGTACAAAATCGAATTAAAAATAATGTCAATTCTTGCCCGTGGGCGCAATGCTAAAAGCTCATCAGTCAAAGCCGTGACCATAAATCTGCACTGTTTGCGCCCGTTCATCAGCACTATTTCTAGCTGCCCATACTCGTAAGCTTGCTCACCACTTACAAGCCAATCCACAGTTAAAGGCTGCAATTTCTCCTTACTTGGCACGCCTGCAAGAGGGATAGCATTAACAATCGATGTGATCTCAATGTTTTTGGTTTTGATTGCCTCACTGTAAGTGGTTGATGGTGGGCGCGTGCTATCGTCGTTTTTAAACTGGGATTCAGTTGTGTTTTCTGTGAATAAAGGATTAATTTCATCGGCACATCCAATAACTTGGATTAAAGTCCCATTAATATTTAAATCTCTCCTAATATTCCCTGCAAAAGATTGCCCTGTAAAGTTAGCTTCTAAAGCTGTAGCTTTATTCCAGAAAGTTCCCGATTGCTGATAAATAGTGCTAGTCCTAGTCGATGGGAATAGTAAAGCTGAAGTGCTGCCTATTTCAATTTGCCCTAAATAATTTGCAATTCTTATTTCAGAAATCGCACCTGTTACGGGATTATATTCGTAATCCTCAACCGTTCTTTTTGATTCAAGAAATGGCGTTATAGCCAATGGCTCTAATGTTTCAGGTATTAAAGAATTGAGTCGCAAATATTCTTTGTGGATTTTTCTGCTAAGTCGATTACTTGAATCAAAATAAGTAAAATCTTCTTGAACCCCAATAGTGAACCAAGAACCCTCTTGTAATTCAAAAAGACCACTTACAGGATTAACGATAATTTGGAAATAATGGATTTCTTTAAAAGATGCTCCATAGTTTTCACTCACAATTTCTTGAGTTTCCCGATTCACTAATACTCTAAATTGTTTTGAATAAAGAGCGCCTTCATAATTTATATACTTTTCAGTAATCGACAGAATTGGATAATCGCCTTGATCTGGTACTTGGCACACTCCAGATATCGTAAGCTCTGTGACTGTCGGAATAGAGGAGCCATCGACAGGATCGAAGGCACTCTCATCTTGACTAATTGTAAGTGTGGCGATCGGTGATGCATCTAAATCTATGGGCGCAGCTATTACCGTACCTGACGCATTGCAGTAAAGTACATGGCGATCGGCTCCTACTAAATCCCCTGCTAATTTGATAGGCGATCCGCCCGTTTTTTGGACTGGTGTATTAAATGGGTAGCCAAGCGACGGGATTGAGTGAGAAATAATGCCAGCGTCTTCTAAGATTTTGACCACAATTTCATCGCGATCGGTTGACGTGCCAATGGTCACACCCGAAACATCGCGATCGGGCGTGCTTTGTGATTGATATGCAAGGATGTCTCCTACCTCTAGAGATAGCGTCCCTACATCAAAACCAATATTTGGCGGTGATGGCTCTTTGAGAATATATAAAGCGCCGCCACTGAGTAGATTATTTACGAGTGTTCCAGAATCATTGGCACACTGAAAAACGATTAGCGCACCTACCGCCCAATTTGCCGCGATCGCTGGACTGCCAATAGTTATAAATTCGTTGTATCTGAGAGGGCTAAAAACTAAAGTTATTGTGCCTGTTACAGGCGCGTCGCGCCGCTCTAATGTTGAGGGTTGAGCCAAATCGATTGAGCTAAATTCTGATGTGCGATCGACCCCGTTTATAGTCAAAGAGAAATTGCGAGAGCTTAGGTTAAGCGTCATACGGCTAACCCTCCATCAAATAAAGTTAGCTGTCCTTTTGGCGCTGGTTTGGGCTTCTTGGTTTTTACAGGTGCAAACGGATCATGATTGGCTATGCGATCGCGCATCACTTCAAAATAGTGCGGGTCTTTCTCAATGCAGATATATTGTCTGTTTGTGTTGATGGCGGCGATCGCTAATGTGCCACTGCCTGCGGTGTTGTCTAGGATTAGTTCGCCTTCTTGGGTGTAGGTTTTGATTAGATATTCGATTAGGGGGACTGGTTTTTGTGTGGGGTGACTTGATTTGTTATTACCATTCCTGATTTTAATGACTGTATTCGGGAATCTTTGCCCTTCATTAATTAGAGTACAAGCTTTAATTTTGTTATATGCCGCAGCCCGATTAGGTGATTGATGTTTTATATAAGGTTCTCCCTTCCTCATTTGAGGATTATAGTTAGGAGTCTGTTTATAGAAAATTAGTATATTCTCATGAATTTTTAAAGGTTTTCTATTCGCATCCAAGAAGCCTGAAGATACGCTTTTCTCCCAAATCCACTCATACTTAAACCATTTAGGATTACTCATCACAAGCGCACTAGTGAAGGGTTGGCTCCCAAACAAGGCGATCGCGCCATTAGGTTTAATAATTCGCTTGTACTGTTCCCATAGCGGTTCAAATGGGATAACCACATCCCATTTACAGGCGGTAACCCCATAGGGTAGATCGCAGATTATGCAATCGATAGAGCGATCGGCTATATCCTTCATTACCTCAAGGCAATCACCATTAATAATGCTGTTAAGTGCGATCATATTTTGACCCTCGTATCTTGCAACACCATAGACACCGCCCTAACCTTGTTCGGCGCATATTTCGCAGATGTATACTCCTTGCCAAAATCAGGAGGTGCAACCCAATCAGCTAAGAATCTCGCAAAATAATAAACACCGCCATTAGCTTCGCGGGGCGTGGTTCCTGCTACCTCCGATCGCGTTTTGGTTAATGCTGTCGCGCCTCTCTCTGCAACTTCTTCTGATTCGTCATCGAGCCTTACAAATAGTTGAGGCTGCAATATCGAGTTACTGCCTGTCGTGGTGATATCGATCGCAGCGCCGCCAGCCGTTAACGATAATTTAAAACTATTAGTAGCTCGCTCAACTATCCAATAGTCACGGGTAGACACTAGGGGCGCGGGTAAACTTCCAGTTGTAGAGAGCGTGACCACATCACCATTTTGATAGGGATGCCCTGTGGCTGAAAATACGTTGCTGGTTACATTGACATCGATCGCGATCGCTGGTCTAGGATTGCGTCTTAGATAATCCAAGATCTCCCAAATCATTGAGAGCTTGTCAAAATCTTCTTGGTAAATATCAGCGACAATATTCCACAGGTAAGGCAACTCGAATGATGGTCCAGACTTAATCAGGTTGCCATTAGTCGAGTAACCACTCTCTGTCACAAAAGTGCGGCGCGATCGCGGTTTATCTGCCCCTTTCCAATTGCGAAAAGTGACAGAAAGATCGGCATAGGTTATCTTAATTTCATAGCAAGCCATAGCGGCTTAAAATAAAGCAAGCAAGGATTTTAGGCAAATAGTATGACCCCAATAGAAAAAGATGCGTTTCTTGCTTTTTTAGAAATCTACTATGAGGAACGTTTTGGGAAGATTGATTCAGAAGAAAACAAAGAGCGTGTAGAAAAGTTGGAACTGTTTGACAAGACCAAGGACGCTTCGATTTTGGGCGATCCAATTTTTAGCATGATTTCACATAAAGGGCTTAAGCATCATTTGATGTTAAGTAGAATCATCAAGGTGTTTCAACCAGTGGCAAACCCTACCCATAAAGTTAAACCCGAAATTAAAGCGGCAACTTTAGAAAATGGCGGAATGGCTATTTATCCATAGAGCCCCACCTATGTCCAACATGCTGTCCATTGATGGCGCTAAATAGGAAATTCCCCACGATCATTGGGGAATTTCAAAATTATAGAATTCCCCAATGATCGTGGGGAATTGCCGCTAAATAGGAAATTCCCCACGATCATTGGGGAATTTCAAAATTATAGAATTCCCCAATGATCGTGGGGAATTGCCGCTAAATAGGAAATTCGGAAATTCTGAATGATCAGCGAAATTGCCGCTACTTCCGCAAACAGAGGGAATTATGATCAACGTATTTGAAATCACAGGAGAGACAGCAATTAGGCAAGATTTAGCCGATCGCCTTTTTGCCATTTTGTATTTAGAAATTACGACTAATTACCAGGCGACGATTGTTGATTTTAGCGGCGTTGACTTTGCGCTTTGCCTATTTCTGCATGTTGCGATCGGGCGGCTTTACAATGAATTTCCTGCGATGGTTTTGGATCGTAAGCTGCGAATTGTTGGAATGAACGAGAATATTAGAGACGTTTGCGATCGCTGTAGAGAGTCATGGGTTTAAAATGTGCCAAAACCAACGAAACCGCCAAAACCAAAGCCTATAAATTGGGTAGCTGTCCGTGCCGAATATGAAGCGGGGGGCGTAACCTTACAGCAACTAGCGGACAAATTAGGGGTTAGCAAGAAAACAGTCGAAAGGCGTTCAAGTAGAGAATTTTGGCGATCTGGTGTCCGCAAGGTGTCCGCCGAAGTGTCCGCCGAAGTGTCCGCCAAAGTTAGGGACAATGTGATCGCCCAAAGGGTAGAAAAAGCGCTCTCGGATTTGGACATGATCAACAATGTTATTAAGCTTACCTATGATGCAATTATTGAGCGTCCTGATAATTTTAAAACTACAGGCGAAAACATTGCGGCATTGGATAGGATGCTAAAAACTAAGCTTGAGTACAGCGATGAACATATACAAAAATGGTTATTAGATAGAGGATATGTTGCAGTTCCAATTGCCGAATTTGCGCCATCAAGCGAAAGTGCAGAAAGCCCAGCAACAAGTCAGGGAAGCGAGAACTGATAAGACTAAAATTATTCCTTTCACTTGGAAGCCATTCCCGAATAGTCCACAGGAGTTCGCATTTCATCACCCTGCTGACATTCTTTTCTATGGCGGCAAGGCGGGGGCTGGCAAAACGGATTTACTCTTAGGAGTAGCAGGGCATAATCCAAATTCATTAATTTTGCGGCGCGAGTTCCCACGGGCTAGGGCGATCATTGAGCGATCGCGTGCCATATTTGCTAGAGGGGTAAAGCGTCATGAAAAGGATAGCTATAACGAGCAGACCCATTTATGGCGATTAGCTAATGGCAACACGATCGAGATCGGGGGATGTCAATACGAAAAGGATAAAGAAAATTATCAAGGTAGAGATCACGCGGCAAAGCTCTTTGATGAAATTACGGAGTTTAGTGAGTCGCAATTTAGGTTTATTACTATTTGGGCGCGTCATGCCGATCCAAATGTGCGATCGCGTGTAATCGCCACGGGGAACCCTCCTACTAATGTTGATGGGGAATGGGTGATGGATTTTTGGGGCGCTTTTGTTGACCCAGAGCATGAAGATCCCGCCGAAGATGGGGGAATTTGTTGGTATGCAACAATTACTGAAAATGATGAAGATAAGGACATTGAGCTTAGAGAATATCGGTTAAGCCGCGCCGAAGTTCAAGGGTACATAGATCGCAAGGAAATGCCGCCACGACCAGAGTATAAATGGGTTAAACCCGATGGCACGGTAAAGATTATTAAGGCGCGATCGCGTGCATTTGTTAGCGGCTCGGTCGAAGATAATCCCGTGATGATGCAGCGTGGTTACGATCAACAGCTTGACGCATTACCAGAATTTCTAAGAAAGCGATTTAGAGAGGGGCTATTCCAGCGAGTAACCGAATCTACCGATCTGCAAGTAATTCCCACCGCTTGGATCGTTGCTGCAATGGATCGCTGGATCGCCTACATGGGTACAAAATCGCTCGATTATGGCAACGCTCTCACCATCTACCGTACCAAGAATCAAAGCCCGAATATGTCAGCGATGGGAGTAGACCCATCGAGGGGCGGTGATGACGAAACCGCGATCGCTATTCGATTTAACGACTGGATCGCGCCTTTGCATCTAACCAAGGGTAAATATGTCGAAGATGGGGATGCAGTGCGAGACATTATCCAAAATCTGAGAATAGGCAATCCGCAAATAAATATCGATGTAGTTGGGGTTGGATCATCCCCTTACGATTCATGCAAAAAGATGGGATGGTCTGTAATGCCCATCAATGGCGGCGGCGCTGCTGTTGATCGCAACGGTAGACCAATTACTGATCGCACTGGCTTACTGCGATTTAAAGATATGAATGCGATGTTAGCATGGAAGCTTATGGAGTCTTTAGACCCTCAGTACAATCCCACGCTGATGTTACCGCCCGATCCTAAGCTCAAAGCAGAGTTATGCAGCATCCGCAGGGCTTCGATTGATGGTGGCGTGGTGACGATTGAATCGAAGAAGGAAATCAAGAAGCGATTGGGGCGATCGCCTGATCGTGCGGATGCTGTTAAATACGCATTGCTGCAATCAATTAGTATTTATGCGCCAAATCAGCGATCGCAGGCTATGGCGCTAGGTAAGGTTAGCGAGTGGGGTTAGCTCTTGGACGCTTGTAATCATAAATAAGTGTGTACCAAGAATCGTTAATCTTTTGAAGCACCAAGCCGAAAGTCTGATTCTTTACAATCTTGTAACTAAAAGCGCTAGCTGTTGTTTCTAGCTCCTTAAAGGCATTGTATAAATCAACGTTTTTAGCTCGGTTTCGGCGTTTCCATCGTTTGCTTTTTCTCATCTTTCTCCTTATTTTTCTTAGCTCGTTTCTTTTTATGAATCTCGCGATATTTCTCAGGATTATTCTCGCGATATTGCTTGTCAAATTCTGCCTGAGTCATGGCGATCGCGCCTTTGGTCGGTCTACCACGTTTGTGATCGCTGAGCGTTACTGTAGGCGTTTTACCATTCTCGTTTTTGCACCCTCGGCGGCATCGGTAAACTCGCGCCCCTGATTTCTGCGTATGGTTGAAACTCATTGGTTTCTGGCAATACTCGCAAAGGGGATTGTTGATGTTAGGTGCTGGCATTTTTGATTTTCTCTTCTAGGGATTCAATCTCAAGATCAATCCAATAGCGATCGCTGGTTGTTTCTCTTTCTGTCATCAATTCATTGAGTTTTGCTTGTAGCTTTTGCTTGTAAGTCATCTCTCTATCTCCTAAAAATAATCTGTACTATCCAATCACCTTACGCTCGATCGCCTTAGCGATCTGCTTTTGCAACAAAACTAGCTCTGGGAGATCAAGCAGTTCAGCCAGCACATCACCGTCAATATCTGAACTGTCCGTAATGTTGTTAGCTAGGACTTCAGCGATGTGTTGATAGCTCATGCGAGTTTTGATGTCTGTATTGGTTGTCATAGTCTTTTGCTCTTAGTAAATGTGTAGAGAGGGGCGGTAAAGCCCCTGATGTGCGCGGGGTGGTTAAATGCAAACGCATAGATTGTAATTACCGTCAGCAAGTTTTCTGCAACTTGCTATAGAAAGCTTTTGAAAAACCCCATTAACTAAAAAGAATGCCCATCCTGCATTGTCAACTAATTCGCCTTGATTATAAAAAACGTCAGCTTCCCAGACTCCTTTGATTGGTTGAGCAATCTTTTTGTAAGCATAATAACTACCAAGGCTATTAGAAAAATCTTTTTCGGAAAACTCAATTGATGGATAGGCGGGATAATCTACGTTTAAGTTAGCCATGTTTTTTATCTGTCCTTAATGCTTGTGTGTCTATAAATAAAATATTACGCCACTATAAAAAGATTGTCAATAGCCTATCAAAAATATTTTTGATTTGCCAAAATCATCGCTCTGCTTTATTTTCGCGAGTAAGTGAAGAAATGAAGCGAAATGGCAACAGACACGCATCAATACAAAGCAAAAAACTGTACTAAGGGCATACCGTGCGGGATTGGCTGTATTTCTGCAAGTAAGAAATGTAGGACTAAATTACCCTCTAATGTGTCAGCTAGCCTTGACGCGATCGCCGATCCTGAGAATTTAGAAGCAGGGGCGGAAAAGGCTGAGCCGTCTTTGACTGATAAGTTTCCATCGCTTAACTCGTCCGAGGGAGAACTTTGGGACAAAACGACAAAAATAGGAGATAACGAAATTTTAACTTATGTGTCGCCTAACGGGAAATTAGAACAAAAAATGGGATCTGGAGTAGAACCACCCCCGACTTTTCAAGATGTAATTATTGTGGTCAACGATAATTTAGATAAAAGCAGCTCAATAGAGGGGAAAGAAGGGCTAAAACTTGCTTTAGCAAGTCGTGAACACGTTCGCGAATATGTAAAGCAAGCACCTGAAGGAACAATATTATCCAATACTCCACATAAAGATGATGGGTTTGGGGATCAAAGAGCGAAACTCTACGAAAAGGCGGGGTTTTCGCCTCGTTCAAGCAAAGGCGAAATGTATTCAATTGTTTCAGGGGGGAAAAACATCCCTATTACCTTGGATGAGATTAAAGCACTGAAAGAAGCAGGGCATTTTACAAAATGAAAATTAAAGACGATCAAATAACACAAATTAATCAAATGATCGATAGCGGCAAAACAGAAACCCAAATTATTGATTGGGTTGATTCTCAAGAAAACTCGCAAGATATTTATGATTGGTTTAATAAGTTTATGCAAGGCTATGTAAGTTCAACCTAAATAAAATGGCTAAAAAAAAGCTAAGTGTAGAAGCTGTAAAAGCACAACTTTTAGAAAGCATTAACTTTGTTTTTACTAATAACGGCGCTAGATCTGAGCGTGCTAATGAAATTCGCAGTTATGAGATCAATGACAATAAAATCACTGGTGTTTTTGTTGGAGTTAGGCAATTCAAAGAAGAACTTTTTGAATTTGAAATGACAAAACAAAAGGATGGATGGCTGATCGATTATGGCTATCCAGATTCAGAAGTTGCAAAAAATAGCAGCCTGCATTATTTTCCAGAGAATATGAAAAAGCAGATCCATAGGTACTATCGCGAATCAAACACAGCGCTCGATGAGTGCGGCGTTTTGGTGCGTCCTGCTTTGCTATTGACTGAGGGCAAGATCACTGATAGCGAAGGCGTGACAACTACTTATACAAGGGAGTTGATAGATGCGATCGTTGAGACTTCAAATGCTTATGCTCAAACAGAAGAAATTAAGTTGTTCAATGATCATGAGTACAGCCAAAAATCTCGCATTGGATCAGTAACAGGTAAATTTACAGCCAGAGAAATTACTGACTTTGACCTCCCAGAAAATAGCGATCGCAGTTCTATCGGCAAATATGCAGTTTTTAATGATGGCATTGAAATTCGCGATGAGAAAGCGATTGAGAAATATCAATCAGGATTGCTTAAAGAGCTATCTATAGGAATTATTTTGTCAGGAAACACAGGCACGATCTATGAGGTGTCTGCTGTACCTTGGGGGGCGGTAAAAGAAGCTCATATTTATTCTGGGGAACCTATGCCTATTGATGATGACATTCACAAATATGCGTTTAGCTTTGAAGCAGAAATGCGTAAAGGCTCCATGCCATCAGAAGAACAAATGATGGCTATGGATAAGACTTGGAAAGGGTTCTACTCATTCAGTAACGTGTTGTACGAATTGCAAAATGCTACTGATTCTGAGCTACCTAAACCTCGATCCAAGATGACCAAAAAAGCTCTTGACGATCTAAACGGATATTTGTACTCAATACATTTACCCAAGCCAGATCCAGAAGAAATCCCTATCGTAATGATGGAAAAACCAATGACAGAAAAAACTAAAACCTATAGTGCTGCTGACTTTGAGGCGTTGCAATCTCAATTAGCAAAGCTTCAAAAAGACAATCAAGATACTCTCAAGTTTTCAGCACTAAAAGATAAAGCGAGTGAGTTAGTTCGCAATGGCAAGCTGTCCCCCGCAGAATACAAAACCAAATTTGAGGGCGATCAAGCTTTTGCTAATTATCAGGCGGCGATCGCTGGCGATCCTCTTGAAAGCTTCCTCAATTATCTCGATGCACACGTCACGCCCGACCCGCGCTTAGCTCCTTCAGTCTATGGCGCGACACCTTTACTCAATCAGGAAGTACCAGAGCGCCCAGAAGCTGAGCAAAAAGCCGTAAAGGATCGCGCCTCTGCAATTCCTGTAACCAAAGTTTCTTACTAAGGAGAACTTGAATAAATGCCTACAACTTTAAGAACTGATACTTTTACTGGGTTTGATGAGGATATTAATATCCTTGCAACCAATGATTATGAAGCGCCGATCTCTCGGACTCTTGATCTATCTTTTCTGCAATCTGATTCCGATGGTGCGAAATTTGTCAAAGCGGGTGCTGTAATTGCAAATATCCCTGCTTCTGATTTTGTGCGTGTATTGCCACTCACAACCGTAGCGGCGGCGCTTACTACTAGTGATAGTACTGTCACTGTAGCCGATGCGAAGATCTTTAAAAACAGTGAAGCTCTCGTAATCGCTCGACCATACGCCACTCTCACTTTTGCGGGTACTGTTGCCACTGGGAATACAATCACCCTCACTCTGCAAGGTCAAGCCCTCACTTATACCTTGGTTGGCGGTGATACCACAGCAACCCTCACCGCTACAAGCTTTGCAGCGTTCATTAATGCAGGTGCAGCTAGCGACAAGGTACTTGCGATCGCATCAGGTGCAGTTGTCTACTTCTATAGCAAAACTGGCTTGCCTTACACCTTTGCAACCAGTGTTACAGGAGGTGGTGTTACTTCTACAGCTAGCGCTGCGGTCATGCAAGAGAATGTTGCGATCGCTTCTATCCATGCCTCAACCGCTATCAATACCACTACCAATGTAATTACCCTAGCTGCTAGCAGTGCAGTAAACCAACCAATCGGAGCGCCGATCGGTGTAGCGGTTAAGCCTAGCGATATTTTGGGCTTAACTGTTCAAAAGCTGCTAGTCGCTAGCACTCAAACGCTTTTAGATTCGCTAACTAATGATGTGGCGATCTATCGCGAAGCTGATATTTACACTTCGCTAATTCCTTACTGGGATGCAGCGCTAAATACAGCCTTACCCCAAATCACCCCAGTTCAGCGAGGTTAAACCATGTCTTCAATTTATGAATTTCTAGAACGTCGCGAGAATAAGGATGTATGGCGCACGGCTGTAGATCAAACCGATTGGCGCTTGCGTAATCCTGTCGATCGCTCTCGATTAGATCGCCTTATTCCTGCTACCTCTTATCCTAGTCGCACCATCCTAATCAATCGCATGGTCGTACACCGTCCGACCTTAGCGACGATTATCGCCGAAGATGCAGAAGTACCTCCAAGCCGTCCCCAAATGGTTCTCAATGAGGAGCTATTGGGGAACTGCAAGATCGGGAAAAAATACCAGTGGAATGAACGCGATCAAAAGCAATTAATTGAATTGCAGCAAGGCGGCTTATCGACTGAACTAAAGCAAGCGATCGAAGATTACTTTTTCGGCACGATCGCCGATCTAGTCCCTTCGATTTACGATAAGTCGATGCGATTGGCTATGGACATCGCTCTTACTGGTAGTTGCACATTTACCGATCCTATCTCTAAGGGCAGTTTTTCCGTCAGCTATCCCGTAACCAGTGGACATATCCCATCTGCTCTATCGGGCGGCGCTTTATGGAGCGCTCCAACTACTTGCACACCATTGGCTAACCTAGAATCTCACGCTGAGACTGTCTACAATACCCTTGGTAAATTCCCTGATAACATCTCAATGCATCGCGCCCAATTGCGGCAAGTTGCTGCGAGTAATGAAGCAAAGATCGCTTGGCTTACTCGCACTGGTGGGAGTGGCACTACATCGCAAGATCTTACAGGTGTATTTCTAAGCGATAACATGGTCAAAGAGTTGATCGCCGAACGTGTTAACCCTAATACAGGGGCTGAAGTCATCATCAATGATGCGAAATACTCTGAAGAACAAGCTAACGCTACTATCAGTGATAAATTCTATCTCGCAGTAGGGGCTAATACTGGTTACTACTTCTTTGGATGGGATGGCTATATCGAGCGCGGGTTTGTCCCTACCATTGAGAACCGTTTAGCATCTGGTATTTACGTGGTCAATGGTCAAAAAACAGACGATGTTCCACACCGTTACTGGACTACAGCCGTCGCCAACTTTGTACCAGTAGTTCGCGATCCTCGCTATATTGCTGCCCGAAAAGTCGTTTAGAATATAGACATAGCAAGGTTAACCACTATCTTTAGCGTTGAGGCAAACCCTTGCTAAAAAGACCATATTGTTACTGGTAACAATATGGTCTTTTTGATTATTTAGGAGATAGAAAATGTCATTGCAATTTACAACACTTGAAGAAATAAATGTGGTTTTGAAACCACGTTTGCAAATGGGCGGGACGCAAACAGCTTATGGGCGCGGCGTGATTCCCTCCCCTGATGTAGAAGCGATCGCCTGTCGAGTTGAGGGCGGTATTAATATGCGCCTCAAAGAGAGGTATAAAGTCCCTCTAAATCTTACTGATGAGAACGCCAAGAAATTGCTTGCTAGTATTACGATCAACCTTACTGTGTGTGAGGTTCTTGGCATTTATTACACAGGTATGGAGCCGTCAGACGAAAGCGGGAGAATCCTTTCGCAATTCTGTACGCAAGGGCAAAAAGAACTTGATGCATTGATGGCTAGCTATATCGATGGCGAAGTGGCGATCGGTGTGAGTATCGGTGCTACTAATCGCGCCCCTGTAGTGGGGATGCGAACTGGGGGGACTAAGATTGATTTTTAATTTGACAAAATCGATCGCGTACAATATAGGGCATATCTACCAGCGATCGCCCCATGACCAGCGCTCTATTTGATTCAGTTTTCGGCACATTCCGATATAGCGATGCACCCGATCTCATGCCAATTGATGAAATTATTGGCAGCATGGATAGCATCGAACTCGCAACGCTGAAAGCCATGAACGACGCGACGCGATCGGCTGTCAAGAAGTTGAAGAAGGAAGCACAAGGAAAATCGTTAAGCGAGATTGCGAAACTCAATTGGGATCTAGCTCCTGATATCGCCAAAACGCTTAATGTGACTTGGGATAAAGGCTATAAGTCTGGGAGTAAGGACGCGATCAAAGAACTTAGGGCGGCTATCCCACAGAAATATAATTCTGCACAGTATGCGAAAGTATCAGATTTAATCAAACAGATATTTGACCTTAAACCATTTTCAGTATTTGATCGCCCCAAAGCATCGGTCAAAGCGATCCTTTCTCGCAACTTGAAGATCGCGGGTGATTACTCCAAAGAGATATTGGAACGGGTTAAGAATAATCTCTCACAGAGCATGATCACGCAACCTGATACGGGTTATCCAATGCCGCCCAAACAGGTAAATGCATTGATTCAAGATACCCTGAACGTGAGTCAGGCAAGGGCGGCTACGATATCTCGAACTGAAACTACTAATGCTTACTCTCAGTCGAGGGTTGAGACTTTTAAGCAATCATCGCTCGCAACTCACTGTAGGTTTTTAGCGATCGCAGATGATCGCGTGACGGATATTTGCAAAACTCGCAACGGGATTGTGTTCCCTATCGCAGATTCAGATAAATTTCGTCCTAGTTTACATTTTAATTGCCGCTCAACGATATCAGTTCTACTCCCTAGGATTAATCCCGCACATCAGAAGATGATTGATGACCCAAATCTTGATCCTAACAATCGCGTATTAGCGCCGCTACAAAAAGGATGGCGGTAAATATCTATTGATCAAATTATCTTTATTTTGTGCAAAAATAAAGCTAGTCGCGTCAACGACTATCTTTATTTTGTGCAAAAATAAAGCTAGTCGCGTCAACGACTAGCTCACAAAACATTCAAGGTATATACCAATGAGTCAATTATCTCAAAATCCTGATAGCTTGCAATCAACTGCTTCTAAAATTATCAGCTCAGAAGTAGTCACAGTCACGCCTTCAGTCGCTAAAACTTGGCTTGATTTGATGATTGGGAACCAAAGGAGACCGTCTGAAAAGGTGGTGAATAGATATGCTAAGGCGATGAAGTCAGGACAGTGGAGCCTTGGATCTGCAATATCATTTTGCTCAGAAGGGTTTCTGATTGACGGACAGCACAGGCTTCTAGCTGTTGCTAAGTCGGGGTGCAATATTGATTTTATAGTTATCCGAGGATTGCCTAGTAATGCGATCTATGGGATTGACATGGGAATGCCTAGATCCTCAGTCAATTTGGCAAGTCTTGAGGGTTTATCCGTAACGTCTATACATCTTTCTATTTTGAATTGCTGCTTTTTTGGATTTGATTCTGATGGGCTGCCTCCCTCTCTTTCTAAATTTGATCAAGTTGAAGCCTTGAAAAAGCATTTTGATGCTATTGAGTTTGCCTGCAAAAGGTTTAACGCTAATGGTCGAATTACTTACGCTCCTTTTTTGGCTCCTGTTGCAAAAGCTTATTACTCTGAAAATCATTTGAGGCTGGAACAGTTTTTGAAGGTTTTGCATACTGGGTTCCCTGTGTCTGCCAATGCTGAAGAGGATTCAGCCGCAATATCTCTCCGTAACTTGTATTTTAAAGAGCGAAACCTTGTCGCCATGCGTTTAAATAACGGATCAACTAAACGGATGCATGATTACCGTAAAGCAACTACGGTTTTAAAAAATTTCATTTTGAGAAAGCCTTTAAAACTCATCAAAGAAACAACAAGCAATATTTTCCCAGTTAAGGATTTTGATGCATGGTGGAAAGATAAAGCCGCCTAAGCTAAAATAAAACCAACAAAACCCGCCAAGCCTCTAAACTATGTCTCTTGAACTACCAACAGAAAGCGAGTTAATTGCTGAGCAAAAACGACTAGATGGGTTGCGAATTGACAAGGTTATAGCAGAATCATCTGAACATGCAAGAATAGAAATTGAAGGGTTGCGGTTATTATGGCGATCGCAAATGCAGTTACTAGAAGCTCAACAACAAAATAGACGGGTTAATGAGCTTTATAAAAAATTCTTTTTGTAATTTTCTGCTACCGTAATTAATTACGACACCACAAAAATATCATGAGCAAAAAAGTCATCCTCATTACCGCGATCGCATTAGCAGCCACAGGCGCGATCGCTGGAATCTACATAAGCACACGCCCCAAACCCGTATCAAGCTGCGATATCTTGCTTACTAAAATGCTAGAAGCAAAAACTCAAGATGAGCGCGATTTTGCTGAGAAGCGATGGACTGATACTTGTATTACCAAGTAATCTTAACGAGGTTTCCCCCTGCTACCCATCGAGGCGATGACTCTCTCTCATATTGCACCAATACTTGAAACTGTCCCCCGCTTGCTGGCTTTTTAATTTCTTCGCTGACAATTTCGCCGATCATCGTTGCGCGATCGCGTGTCACGTAATTTGCTTTTACCTTAGTATGTAGGGAGACATCGGAGAGCTTCATAATGTCGCGATTTATCAGTATTGATTATTCAGCAATAGATATTATTTTAACGGAATTGCAAGGCATAAGCGATCGCGCATCAGATCTAAAACCTGTAGCTAGCCTTGTCGCGCTCGTAATTAGCAGCTACACCGATGACGTTTTTGCAAATGCACCTCGCACGGAATCAGGCGGCACTGCATCCAATGGTTTTGCATGGGATAGGCTAAAAGATTCTACTCTCAATGCAAGAGGTGGAAGGCGGCGCAATGGTCAGATATTGCGAGATACAGGCGCATTACTAAACTCACTGCAATCTAGTTCAGCTACAACATTTTCGCCGCGAAGCGCCGCAAATTTTTTTCAAGCTGGTAGCGATTTTATTGAATTTGGCACAAACTTACCCCAAGGATTTAACAACAATACGCGCCCCTTTTTAGCTCACACTGATTCGCTTAGTACGTTGGTTGAGAAGGCGATTGAGAATTATATTTTGACGGGTGAGACTTAATGGCGGTGACTGGGATCGAACCAGTGATCTTGGGATTATGAGACCCACGAGGTAGCCACTCCTCCACACCGCTATGGATGCGATCGCCTATCAACTAGGTTCGGGCGTGGTTATACCCTAGATAAGCGATCGCAGAAAATCAATATATCATAAAAATAAAAATGACAGCACCAATTGACCATCACTTAGAGAACCTAGGGGAATACCTCAAAGATCGCCTCAACGAAGCAGGGGAGGCGTTAGATGCTGCGATTACTGTGGTAGAAGATGTCAGCTACTTAGGCGATTTTAACTCTACCGATAAGTTTCCCCTGCTATTGATATATCGCACAGGTGGGAAAGGCTATGGAGGCGATCGCCGTGAATTTTGGGAGATTGTATATTTGCTCTCAAATTATGGCGATGTGTACGATGTGCCAAGGGTATTAGCTTGGGTATTTGAGGAGCATAATGATTCAAATATCATCAATCTGCTCGTTAACTATTTCTCCCAAACTCAGTGCAGTGGGCTAAAGCTTGACGTAAATTCCCTTGATTGGAATTATCTATACCGCACGGCGATCGGGAATAGTGCGGGTGGACGACTTAAATTTACTCTTTCGGCTTAAAAAAATGGACTTTTTAGTATTAATTTCTCAAAATGAAGACGGTATTTTCTGCGCCTCAGTGCCTAGCCTTATCGGGTGCGTGAGTCGGGGTGAGACTAAGGATGCTGCGATCGCGAATATCAAAGAGGCGATCGCGTTGCATATTCAATCAGGACCGAAAGGTCAAATTTTAATTGAGTGGGATCATGAAGCTGAAGCTTTCTCTGCTACTTGCAACGAGTTAAATTATCTCTCTTCATTTGGAGATACTCGTCAGCAAGCGATTATCAATCTTAAAGATGCAGCACCGCTTATGTTTGAAGACTCAGACTTGATAGAGGTCGTGAGCATTGATCTAAATTTAGCTTAAAGGAAAAAGTTATATAAAAGTTATATTTCGAGGTTGTAGCAAATTTGCTACAACCTCTTTTAATTTGCCAAATCTAAACCTCTGCTTTATTTTGCAGGAAATACCCTTAGCTAAGGTTTGATTTTATGGCACTTACAGGAATTGCTAATAGCGTGACCCCTGCGATCACGATTAGTAGAACGCTGACTCCTACAGCAAGGCTTTTTGAAGATACAACGCGAAACATTATTGATTACTACGCAACGATCAATAGTGCAGTCCGATTGCTTAAACGAATTACCCATACACCAGAGTTTACAGGTGGCGTATGGAAAATTGCGGTTAGAGAGTATGAATACCCCGCAAATTACGACGACACGTATGACCCTACGAATCTAGCCAGTGCAACTACTGCACCTTTCACGATCGCTCTTGGCACTCAGATCGGACAAACAACTTACACCAACAATCAAGTCATGTTGCCAACAATCTACACGGCGGCTGGCGATACTCTTGCATCCTAATTTTTACTCAATTTATCGGAGCCTTAAACAATGGCAAAACTTATTAATAATGGCGTTCAGGGGATTACCCAAGTAATTCTGAAAACCAAAAACATTGCAAATCCCTCGCTTAACCGTCCATTGATGATCGCAGCCCCTTCCAATGGCACATATAACAGTGGCATAACTGAGACTGAAATCACATCAGTAAACTGCTTAGGTGAACAGATTGTCAGCGATAGCTATGTAAACGAACGCAAACCGACTCTTTCCTTTACCTATGGAGGTAAAACTAAGGAAGTTTTGGCGGCGTTCTTTGGTTTGGAATTAGCAAACGGTACTAAAACTACTGCTTTTGCTAAATCCATCGAAGTTACTACAGGCTCTTATGCTGCTTCTACCAGCGGCTACAGTGGATTTGGAGCGACGGCTAACAATACCAATTCTTACGCCTATTACCTGACTAATGAGGGTAGAGAGTTTGAGTTGACTAGGCAGACTTTCGGCTCGTTTAACGCTGCTACCCCTAATAGTTGGGCGCAAGGTGCGGACGGCGCGTTATTGTTTTCTACTGATGTTGTGGCGGCGCGTCGTTACGTCACTTTTTACGTCCCCTACGACTCTACAAACTCTGACTACCTAAGCACTACGCCGCAAGTGGATTACACTGCTGATATCTTCTTTGTGAATATCAATAAGGATGTTGGTCACTTTATCTTTGATAGCGTGTCTGCGAACCTTACCGAGAATGCAGAGTTTGAATTTGGTGGCGGTGAAATCAGTCTTAACTTTAGGGTCACTGGTGGATTCCAGTTGATCTATCCAAATCGCTTAGCTCGATGCTAGTATATAGATAACAAAATGTCACACAGAAATAGAACTCTTCTACCTTTTCTATTCCTGCTATTACGAATGCCGTTGAGTTCTCTCTAGGCTAAACAAAAAAGCAGTATCCTATCCTATGGATACTGCTTTTTTGTGCTTATGCTTCAAATCTACTCACACGATCGCTACATCACCACAATCGAGCCTGTAAGCTATGCGCGATCGCAAAAGTTTAAAGTATTGTTTCTACATCTGCTCGAACGATTAGAGCAACACCAATATGAAATTGGGGAATATATTGCACACGAAGGCGATCGCCTATTACAAGAAATATTAGCTCTGCATAGCTCTACGCTTAGCTTGAGGGCGATCGCTTCAGACTATGAATTGCTGCAAAATCTGTTTACCCGTGACCTGATAGAGCTTAATAAATTTGAGCCATGCGAAGAAGCGCAAAAGGATAGACCTCACCTTGATATTGATCCTGCATATAAACGACTGAAGTTTAAGACAAGTGGCGATCCGTTTATGGATAATCTTGCAGATTTAGCTGTTGATCTAGGTAGCTACGATCAAGCGATTAGCTTAGTGAATCAACTCACGCAGACACAGATCAGCCATTTCTTATATAGGTACGTCGAGAGAAGCCGCCCTATTGAGCAGCTAATTAACGAGCAAAATAAAGAGTATTTCTTTAAAGAATGGCTTGCTGATGATTGGAATAAGGATTATATGAGCAAGGTGTTTAATTCATAAACAGATCTATCGATATTTATTAATAAGCCATCCGCTAATATTTGGCTCTCCTTTATGTTTTCCTATTTGAGTAACAAATCCTTCAGACAGAGCGATCGCCTTTAATCTTTCAATTAAATCTACTGGTAGGCGTAGATTTAATTGAGCGTAGCGATCGCTGCTTCGTGGTCTACCTACAGGACGGCGTTCCTGTAGGGCTAGGGCAAAGGGATGATATCACCAACGCTTACACCTGATTTATGGGACTCAACCACGATCGCACCGCCTTGACGCGGGTCGTTAGTCGCTACCCAATGGGTAGCGTGGAAGTGGTGGATCAAAGTTCCGAACACCCATATCGGGGCGCGACCATTGAGGACTACGCCTTTGTTGCCTTTGACGGTGGGGATAGCGAGAGACTTGATGTCTGCGGGTTCGCAAGTACCTCCTTCGATGGCAATATCTACCAGAGTGTATTTGTCGTTTTCTGTTGCAGTGATGATGATTGGATTCATATTATTGTTTTTTTAGGGTGGGCTTTTTTAGGACAGGCTTTTTTAGTTGCTCAATCTTCTCAGAGTGTTTTGTTAAATACTCTCGGATTTTTTCAACAGTGTCGTATTTGTCCAAAACGTGAGTTAATGGATTGAGGTGTGGGAACTCATCGGTCAAGACTTGACGGTGCAATCTACGAATACTGTCAAGTTTTTGAGCTTCAGATCCAAGGCGATTATTCAACTCAATTGTTGCCTGAGAAGGCGGAAGAGGGGCTTTATAGGCTTCTGACCCTTTACCCAGTAATCTCATTGGTTGAAAATCATCATCATCCCACAATTCTTCTCTGCTTTGTCTGGTCATAAACTCACCTCAAAACTCGTAGCTAATGCCACGACTGCCGCCCTTGCCATGATTGATTGAATAACCAACAGCAGAGATGTGGATTAATGCGTCTTCGTCGGGATCGAATCGATCAAGAAGTTGATCGATTTTCTTTTGACTTAACGCCAAAATAGTATTTCCGTCATAGCTGCCATTCAATTGCAGCTTATCAACTAATTCTTGAGCAGTCATTTTTTTTCTCAGCCCCTCTTTAACTGAGTACCGCTATCAGGTTTAGCGGCGTTTGCGGGTGTGTTTGACCTGATGTAAACAATATTAAGCGCTTAAATACTATTTGTCAAGCACTATTTTTGTGATCAGAATTTACAGCAATAATTCTTCCAATAAAAAAGCGGCGCATAGCGCCGCCCTAGTTCTCAAAAACATCCACAATCAAAAACTGAGTCGCATTTCCACATAGTCTATTTTCAATCTCTAATAAAATATAGCATGAAAAAAGCGCTCTCAATTGTCACAGAGAGGCGCTTTAATAGACTTCACTAGCATGGAGTTTCTATACTAGCAGAAGTGATAGAATATTGTCGAAGCCGCGATGAACGCGACCCCTAATCACTCAGCTACTGTACTAGCCAGAATGACCATAGATATTGTACCTAAAACTAGATATTTCTTCCTTGATGGAAGCAAGATCGCTGATAAAGAATCGTTCTTTAAGGCGATCGCCCTTGCGATGGATTTCCCTGATTACTTTGGGCATAATTGGGACGCTCTTGCAGAATGTATTAATGATTTGAGTTGGATTGAGGAGGAGCGCAAAATACTGATATGGGTTGATCCTACTGACTTCAGAAACAATCACCCTGACGATTTTAAATTAGCTGCATCTCTAATTATTGATGCTTGCAAATCAGGCAAGTTTAAGATCCATAATTTGACTACCGCTATGATGTCCTTAATCCAATACGTCTAATGAATATACTTACAGATCTAATCCCCATCCCATGCATTGAGCATGAAAAACTAAATAGACTGCAAACGTTAATAATCGAAATACAGGCGGCTTGGTTTGCTAATTCCTTTGGCAGTGGTGAAACATTTTCTACGCCCGAAATCTGGGAGAAGATGCAAGAGGCTGTATGTCTGATGCATCGAAGTGACGACCCATCAAAAAAAGGAATTGACCTTAAGGCGATCGCTAGTAACTACGAACTACTGGAACAAATCTTCATCGCTAGGCACTGGGAAACTAGCGGCTATGTGCTAGATGACTCTAGCTTTGTTGGTTGCGACTTAATCCAAATGCATCGCTTTTCAGCTCTTGGAATTTTGAAGAAAGTTGATGCATTGCACCAAAGTATTTTGATGCAGAAATCGAAAGAGAATAGCGATCGCCCCATTGAGCAAAGGGTAGTAGAGAGCTATCCTGATGAAGATTTAGCATATGAGATTATTGGCAAAGGATTTGAAGTAAGTGAATAAACCCGTGAATATCAAAGTACAGCGCCTAACCGATGACGCGATCCTCCCTAAGTATCTGCATAAAAATGATGCTGGCATGGACATTAGCGCAATCGGAGATCGTGTGATTGAAGCAGGCGATCGCGCTCTTATCCCCACAGGACTATCTTTTGAACTGCCTGATTATTGTCAGATCGAGGTGCGCCCGCGATCGGGATTAGCTCTTAAGCATGGGATTACGGTACTGAATACTCCTGGTACTGTTGACTCAAATTACCGTGGAGAGCTTGGGGTGATTCTAATCAATCTCGGTAAAGAGGCATTTACAATCAAGAAAGGCGATCGCGTTGCCCAAATTGTCGTCACTCCTTTCTACACAGCTAACTTGATAGAAAGCGATGAACTTGAAGAAAGCGATCGCGGCTCGGCTGGTTTTGGCAGTACAGGAGTGAGCTAATGGACTTTGAACAAAAGCTAGACATGGTACTAGCAACAATTCGGGAAATGTTACTTGATAAAAATCGCAAGTATGGCAACTCAGCGCTAGAGCCTGTGAGAGTATTTAGCAAAGCTGCACCATTAGAGCAAATTGCGGTAAGGATGGATGATAAACTTTCACGCATCAAAAGCGCCCAAGGCGACGATCTAGAAGATGCAAAACTTGATTTAGTTGGTTACTTAGTATTAGAGGCGATCGCGAAATTATGAGCAGACCCAAGAAACCCGTAGTAATTCCAATCTCATCGCAATCAGACGACGATCGCTATAACAAAAGATCGGCGGCGCGAAAGTATAAGCAGATGGGTGGTAGCGACTTGATCCAACGTAAATTTTATGGAGACTGTGAAGATGACGAAGATTGATAACGCGATCGCCGATCCTCTACTTGAACTAAATCTAGCTGTAGCTGCGATCGCAGGATGGAAAAACATTCAAGAATGGAACCCAAACCCAAAAACTGAAAAGCCTAAAAAAGTATTTCAAGGCACTAACGAAAAGCATCCAGAATTAGGGATCTTTGTTCCTGACTATACGAGCGATTTGAATGCGATCGTAAAAGTTTTTGAGTATCTAGATATTGAGTTTGAATTAACTCGATTGCCAATAATGCCAAATGGGGCAAAACAATACATTGCATATTCTGGTAATACTAATAGGCAAAAGGATTTGAATAATCCCGCGATCGCCTTATGCAAACTTCTACTTGAATTAACTCCTGATCATAGCTAACATTTGTCAAAATCCATGCTCTGCATTATTTTGCAGAGCATGGCAAAAGATAAGACAGCAACGATTGTTTTCAAGGGTGAAGACCAAATTTCACCAGCGATCAAGACTGCTACTGCATCGGTAGCAGGGCTTAATCAATCGTTTGCGGGTGTGGAGAATGCATCAAATAAAACTGCGGTACAGATTAAAGCAGAGCTTACCAAGGCGATCGCAGCAGTAAATAACGAGTTAGCAAACCTCTCAAAACAAAAGCTAACTCCAGATGTCCAACTGAAGCAAAATAATGCTCTAAAGCAATTAGCGGATTTAAAAGCAAAGCTTAATGAAGTCGATAAGGTAGTAGTTAAACCACAGGTTGACCCCGAATCGCTCCTAAAATCGCAGTTGCAAGCACAGGCATTAGGGCAATTAGTAGGCAAGCTAAACGAGCTTAAGAGCGCTAGTTTAGAAGCGTTTGGGGAATTTAGAAAAGCTCAGCGTAACGCGGCGGCGCAGGCGACAGATATCACAGGGCTAAGCGCTGCGGTCAAAACTTTAGGCGGCGAACTTAAGAACCAAGTATCAGCTACGGAATTACTTGATAATGCTGCGAGAGTTGCTCAAAAGGGCTATCGAGATACCGCAGATAATATCAATGTTTTACGCGCTACCCAGAAACTCGCGATCGCCACAAATACCGATTTCAACACGGCTTTAGAAGCGACTACCGATATTCTCAAGGCTTACAATCTGCCATCAAAAGAAGCGGATAATGTGACGGCTCAACTAGCCGCTACAGCTAGGGTAGCTGGTACAAGCGTAGGAGAATTAGCGCCGCAAATTGGGCGGATCGCGGTCACTGCTTCGAGCGCTGGTGTCGGAATCAATGACCTATTAGGATTTCTTGGTAATGCAGCTAAGCAGGGTGCAGATTCTAGAACCTCATTAACTGCTCTCAACAAGGTAATCAACGATTTATCCACAGGCGATCTCGTTCGCAAGGGTCAAGAGATCGGGATAAGTTTTGATGAAGCGGCGATCAAAACAGGCGGCTTGAATGCCCTATTTAAACAATTGCAATCGCAAGGTATAAGCACGGCTGAAGGACTCCAAAGACTTGGATTTAATGCCAAGGAAGCGGCGGCGATCACTCCTTCTCTTGCTAGTGGCATCACTCAAGTTAAGGATGCTCAAGCAGGGCTAAATAAACAATTTGAAACTCAAATCGATCCTAAAAAATCTGCTGAGAACCAATTAAAAGACAGCCTAGTAGATTTGGGTAAAACTGTTGCTCCTATTGCGAATCAAGTTGTATTAGCAACCCGATCGATGATCGCTGCTTTCACTCAATTACCAGCGCCTATACAGCAAACCCTAGGCGTATTTATTGGGCTTGTAGGTTTAAGTACAAGCGTAGCATTAGCTTTTGGAGCTATTGGTCAGGCTGTAGGGATTGCATCGGCTATAGTCCCAGCATTAGTAGGATCATTTACTAGCTTGAGTGGAGCTATTGCTCTTGCTAATGGTGTTCTCACTACAGAAGTTACTCTCACTAAAGTAGCAACCGTAGCTAAAGGAGCATATGCAACAGCAACAGCTACAGCATCGGCAGCTTTGGGAGGGTTTGCGGCTTCTGCCACTGCTGCTTTAATTCCCCTTGGAGCATTAGTTGCTGTTATTGGGGCGATCGCGGCTGCGAAATTCCTTAGTGATAAGACAGTTGAGCTAAAAGAATATAATGCAGCAGTTGAAGAAAATGTAGCGACAGGTCAACAGCTATCAAATCAGACCTCTGGACTAATTTCTAAGATCCAATCATTGCAAGCTGTCAGAGCGAAAGGCGGCGCGATTACTGATGAACAAATTCGGAAAGAAAAAGGGACACTCAAACTTACTGAAGACCAAATTAATGCTGAGAAAGAAAAGCTAGCGCAAATCGAAGCCCAAAAAGCCCCTAATGCTGAGTTAGAAGCATCGCGTCAAGTTGAAATTGCATCTCGTAAAAAGACGATCGCATTAGCTGAAAAAGAGAAGAAAGAACTTGAGGATCTAATTGCCACAGGCAAAACTAAAGCCACTGCCAATGTAGCGATCGCGCGTTCTGAGAAAGATGTTGAAGTGGCGGTAAAATCTCGGATTGATGCTGAAAAACGAGCTAACGATAATCAAGCAAAGTTGCGATCGCGTGATTTTGAGAGCCAATCCAAAAATCAAAGTCGCGATTTTGAGAGGCAATCCCAAACTGAAAAACAAGCTTTTGAAAAGTCACTCAACAATGAGAAGCGCGATTTTGAAGCAAGCCAAAAAGCTGATAAAGAGCGCTTTGAAAAAGGCTTGCTGGCAGAGCAACGCACCTTTAATGATGACGAAAAATCCAAGGATGCGACGTATCAAAAATCTAAGCAGGATGCTGAACGCGCTTTCAATGCCGAACAGCAAGCGCAAAAAGCCGCCTTTGATAAGCAACAGCAAGACGCATCAAGGGCTTTTGATGCTCAACAAAATAAAGAAAAGTTAGCTGCTGAGTCCCAATTCTCGCAACGTCGCCTTGAGATTGAGCGACAGCTACAACTTGACGCGGCTAAAACCCCAGAAGATCGCGCCAAATTAGAAGCCGAATTTAAAATTGCTGATGAGAAAGCGGCTAGGGAGAAGGCGGCTTTTGCTCAGTTAAAAGCTGATGAAGAGGCGTTTGCACTCAAACAACAGCAAGCCAAAATCGCCTTTGAAGAGAGCCAAAAATTAGCGGCGCAAACTTTCGAGGCAAATCAACAGGCGGCGAAGCTCGCCTTTGATGACGCTCTGAAACTCAAGGATCAGGAATACGAAACGCAGAAAGAGGCGGCTAAACTTGCATTTGAAGATACTCTCAAAGCCAAGCGCGACGCGCTCGAAGCAGGGCAAAATGAGACTAAATTAGCCTTTGAAGAGCAGTTAGCACTCAAAAAACAAGAGTTTGAAGATGCTGAACGGGTCAAAAAAGATGCGTTTGAGTTGTCCCAAAACGAGAAAAAAGCAGCTTTTGAAGAGTCTGAAAGGGTTAAGAGGCAAGCATTTGAAGACAATCTCAAGGCGTTAGAAGCCAAGTTTAAAGCTGATGAACGAGCGAAAGACCTAGCCAATGCTCAACAAGTGGCGGCGATTAAAAATGCTACCCCTGCCAGTGCGATCGCTAGCAAAGTACCAGCACTCGCAGGAATCGGAGTTAAACCACTTGCCACGGGTGGACGGTTTAATGCTGGTGAGCAACTATTAGTAGGTGAACGGGGCGCTGAGTTGGTCAAATTCAATAACGGCGGCTTTGTAAATAATGCCTCGGATACCAAACAGATTTTGCAATCAAGTGGCCCTGCTTCTAATATGTCCACCGCCAAGATTGAGGGGCTGTTGCTTCAATTAGTAGGCAAGCTTGATCGCCCAAATATTGCAGTTACCACGGCTGAGAGTCCCTCGGATACTTTGATCAAGATTCAGAGAGAGATCGGGCGATCGCTTGCTGTTGGGCTTTAGCCCCCTTTTTGCCTCATCTCTAATTCTTTCGCTCTTGCCGCAATCACACTGGGAGCGTCAAACCGTACATCACAGCGATCGCCTACTTCTGGCAACATGCAAAGCCCAAAATACTGAACATTACCAAAGCAATTATCTAAAACCGCGTCAACAAACATCTCAGGAATTGCGTATTTTTTGCGTAATCGTTCCATCATTTTTCTAATCCTTTCTCGTTGCTTACGCTCTAAGCTCCAAGGGTTATAAGGCTTGGCTATTCTGTTATGGGATGGGGCACGAATTACTTCAATTCTCACAATATTGTTGCACCTGTGATATTCATCCACTGCGATCCTAAGCTCATTATTCGGGATCCCCTTCATCTCTGAGTAGTTGCCGCCGCTAGCATTGGCGATCGCAATAATATCTTTTGCTTCTTGCCTTAACCCTAAAAGAAACTTCTCAAAATCTGGGTTAGCATGGCGAACTCTTTCAGGTGTCACCGCCACATCAAAAACTAAGGTAAGTTGATTATCTTCGCCTTGGCTTGATTGGATAAACTCACTGTTATCTGTGTCTCTCATCTGTTGCTAAAGACCTCCTGCCCATCAAATTTGAGCTGTCGGGATGTAATCAAAAACGATAATAAGAATTTTCTTATTATCGTTTTGCGGTGTTTTCGATATTAAGCAGTAGATTAGGCAGATACTATCTCCCAATCTTCACCGAAATGAAATAACAACTCTTGAGCTTTATCCCAGTGCATCGCTACAGCCTTGCTGATGTCGTCTAGCCATACACAGCCGATCGCATTAGCTACAGCTTGACCAGTAACCGAAACCACCTTGTACTGATGATTTTCGTTGTGGCACTCTTCAAAGTACTCACCAAACCGTTGGGCAAATGCTTTGGCTTCATACAAACTCTTAAACCCGTTTTCTGGTTGCCCGTCAATATCTTCTGGGTTGTGATCTTCGGCGAAAACATACCAGCGATTATCTTCTTTGGTGATGCTAATAATGTAGGAACGGTCGTCACTTACTTCTGAGAATGCATTCATTTCATAATACGCGCCGTTCTTAACCCAGTTGTAGCGTCCGCTAGAGATCTTGTATGTAGCAGTCATCGCTTTATCCGTCTATTGCTTGTGTGTCTATAAATATAATATTACTACCACTATAAAAAGATTGTCAATAGGGTAAACAAACTATTTTCTTGATTTGCCAAAACTCAAGCTCTGCATTATTTTGCAAAGCTATGGCAGATAGATCGCAGCAAATGCAACCCAAAAAAGGGACGCTCTCAAAAGAAGTTGAGCGCCTCACTAATTCGCTTATCAATGAGTTGTCAAATCTCGACACCGTAGGGATTGATGAGTATTTGTTGATGGCGACAACCGATCCTATTGTTGGGGCTGGCATTGAAACCCCAATGCTGATGGGTGCGAAAAAATTGGGAGAATTTACGCACTCCGAGCCTGAGATCCAAGACTGGACTAGGCAAAACTTTGTAAATATGCACGGCTCTCTGATGCTTAGTTTTGCCGAAATGTGGCAAGCTAAGCCATTTGGACATAGTTGGTCTGAGATATCTGTAGAGCCTAAAAATGGTCAATGGATGCTTGCCTCAATCATGGCTGTTGATCCGCGCTATTTTCGCTACGCTGGATCAATTGGCAAAATCGACACTATCCGTTATCGCACCGTACCAGAGGGACTAATCGATATCCCCTACCAGAAGGGGATTCACATCGTCAATGGTCGCCATCTGAATATAGGGCGCGATCCTTATGGCTTTGCTGAGTGCAAGAAAGCTTACCCATATTGGAAGGCGAAAAAATTAATTTTGGCGGCTATGGTAATTGCCGCCCAAAGACAGGCTACCCCGTTGCTAGTTGGCAAAACAGACTTAGAGAGCAGCTTTGAGTTAGTCGATAATCTTGGCAATATTTTGCTGAATGAAAACGGCTTGCCAATCAAGGGGCGTGCTGGCGATCGCATGAAGTCAGCACTAGAGCAGGTTGAAAATCAATCCGTAATTGTGATTGACAAAGCTATTGATGAAATTGTGGCGATCGCACAACAGACCGATGGGGCATTTTTCCTTAATGTTTTGCGGTTCCTAAATAGTCAAATTTTGATGGCGTTTCTCATGCCAGAAACCGTCGTTACCACAGGATCGCAAGGCGCATCAGGTGACAGCAATCTAAATCAAGGGCATGGCGCGATCCTTGATTTAGTCGTGAGCAGCTTTACTCAACAAATCAAAGAGCGACTAATCGAAGATGTTTGCAGATTTCTAATTTTTAATCAATTCGGAGAGCAGGAAACCTATGGAGAATTTAAAGAACCAGAACAAGATAAAACGGATTCGGTTGCTCTATTGGGTGCGATATCTAACGCAGCTTATACGGGCGTTTTGGGCGGTACTGACATCGAAGTGATCAACCGATCGCGCGATCTTGCGGGTATTCCACCGATTGACCAAATTCTGATCCAGCAAGCCTCTAGATATACGGAGGACTTAGCAGCATGACACAGCCTATAGAGATTCAAAAAGAAGCGACTTTTCTGTACACAGGTAGAGCAAAGGCAACTACTTGCCCTGTGAGTTATTTTGATTTCACTGATTGCACAATTTCGGGCTATATCACCAAGGACTTGAAATCAGGAGCGCGAATCCCTCTAACTGCTAGTTTTACTGATGCAGCTAATGGAGTTTTAGAATATTCGCTTACCGATAATCAAGTGGCGGCGCTTGAGTTTGCGGCTTATAAATTGAGATTAATTATCACTTTCCCATCTGGTAATACTCATGTTGTAACTGAAGATGCGAGGGTACTACCATGACGGAAGCTATTGCAGTTATTGAGTTTTTTAAGGGTTCTTTTGGTGAGATTGGATCTGAAGTTTTTAACGGATCGCCGATCTCATTGATTGAGGTTAACAAATCTGTTGTTAATCGCGAAGCAGATCCTCAATCAGTAATAGATAAATTTGTTTTTGGGGAAGTCCCTACGGGGTTAATCAATGGAAGTAACGCCACTTTTACGGCAACCGATCAGTTTATCCCTGAATCTTTAGTCGTAAAGGTTAACGGGATAACCCAAAAGCTTACCAACGATTACACGGTATCAGGGGGGCTAACTATTAGCCTTCTTGTATCGCCTGTAGTTGGTGATTCAATTCTCATAGATTATATAAAGGTGTAAATATATGGCTGCAACAGATATTGCTTCTAGACAGATTAGAGATGGCGCTATTACCGACGCGAAAGTGGCGGCGGGTGCAAATATCGCAACCAGCAAATTAGCAGACGGCGCGGATTTTGTTCAAAGAGATGGAACCGTTGCTTTTACTGCTAATCAGTCTATGGGCGGGTTTAAGCTGACAAGCTTAGGCGCTCCGACCCCAGCTTCTAGTGATGCGGCTCGGATTTCTGATGTTGAGGCGGCGATCGCTGGCTTAAATTCAGCGTACAAATATCGCACCGTGCGAGTAGCGAGTACTGGTAACGTCACTATCTCGAACCCTGCGACAAGTACTTTTGACGGCGTGACCTTAACCAGTGGCGATCCTCTACTTGGTTCCATCCTTTTAAAGAATCAAAGCACAGCTTCAGAAAATGGGCTTTATTTATTTAATGGCAGTGGGTCGGCTTTAACTAGGCTTAGTAACTCGGATGCTTGGAATGAGTTTCCTGGTTCTTTGGTGTTTGTCAATGAAGGAACTGTCAATGCCAATACTAGATGGCAATGCACCTCAGACGATGGCGGTACGCTTGGCTCAACTGCGATCGCTTATACCCAAGATGTTTCTGGGGGATTATCAAGCTCTAATTTTGTTGATAAGGAAACTCCAAGCGGATCGATCAACGGCTCAAATACAACTTTCACTCTTGCCAATACTCCAACAACAGGTAGTGAGCATGTATATCTAAATGGGCTTTTGCAAGAGTCAGGGGCTGGCAACGATTACACAATATCCACTAATACAATCACAATGCTGACAGCTCCTATCTCTGGAGATAAAATTCGTGTTTCTTATCGGAGATAACCTAAATGCCAGTAACAAGGATTAGAGCTAGTAGCCAGTCCACAAAGGTTGTTACCCTATCCAGTAGTAGCAACGCAACCGCGATCAACTCCGATATTACCGATATCGGAGTAATCACACTAACTGAAAGTACAACATTCTCAATTAGTGGAACGCCATTTGATCAGCAAATACTGATACTTAAAATCAAATCTGCTAGCTCTTTAGCGATCGCCTTTAGCTCCGATTTTGAAGCGGCTAGCTCTCTAACTTTGCCATCTGCTACCACTGGAAGTAACAAGATTGATGCGATCGTTTTTCGTTGGAGTACGGCGCAAAGCAAATGGGTTTTTGATGGTACGACAATCGGGACTATCCCGACGGCTGCTGATGGAAGTATTGAAGAAGTAAAACTTGCAACCGCTTTCAGGGTGAAGCTTTACAACAAAAACTACTTTAAAAATCCAAACTTTAAAGTAATCCAAGGCACTGCATCAGGCACTTTGGCTAACTCTTTAGCATTGCCTACAGCATCCCTAGGATACTTAGGCGAAACGGAATGGATAGTAGCTGCTAGTGGTGGTACTCCTGCCTATACATTTAGTGCCGCAAATGAGAGCGTGACTTTCACAGGCGCGGCTTCGACTACCGCGATCTATCTAGCTCAGCGATTAGAAAGCAGGGATGTAACTACTCTTGCGAACAAACTAGCCAATATCACTATCAGCGCTGAAATATCTAATTCGTTACTCACGTCGGTGACTTGGGAGATATTTCGGGCGACAACTACAAACGATACTCACGGCACAATCGCTAGCCCAACCCAGACTTCTTTGGGTAGTGGCACTTGGACTGTAACTAGTACACTTACCCGCTATTCAGCCACTATTACCTTACCCGCATTAGCGGCTAGAGGTTTAGAAGTTCGGTTAAGGGTAGGAGCGCAAACTTCTGGTACATGGGTAGTTGCCCGATTGCAATTAGAAGAAGGAAGTTTAGCCACTAATTTTAATTGTGATGATTTTGGTGAGGAACTTAGAAAATGCCAAAGGCACTACCAAAAGCAAGCGCCACAAGGTATAAGCCCTGTAGCCACTTTTAGCGCTGGTAGTAGCGGTACTAATGCTTATATTATCGGTTCGGGCGGCTCTGCTGTAATCGCAGCTATACCGTTGCTAGTACCTATGTTTACTGCGCCATCAATGGTTTTTAGCGATGCAACAGGCGCAATTGGAGTTGTTACGGCGTTTACTAGTGGAAGTTGGTTTAATGGTCAAGGCGCAACACTTTGGGCATCATCTGATAATTCCATCTCTCTTCTGTCAGGCACTTCTACCTATATTCATTGTCGATACCAAGCATCCGCACACATCCCTTAAATGACATGGATCTTACTTACAAACTCACTCAATCCGAATCTCAGGTTTTACGCTCTGATGGATATTTAATTCAAGAGGGCAATAACAGTGACTGGAAACTTTATCAAGATTGGCTAGCTGCTGATAATACACCCGATCCCGCAGACCTAATGCCTATTGTTCGCTCGATAGATGCAAGGCGGCTAAGGCTTGCATTGCTGCAATTAGATTTATTGGATATTGTTGAAGCTGCGATCGCGACATTAGGCAAAGCAGCGCAAATCGAATGGGAATTCGCGATAGATATCAAAGAGAATTACTCATTGGTCGAGGCTTTATCAACAAATCTAAATCTAGATACCGATGCAATATTCACCCTAGCTAGTTCTTTGGAGTAATTTTATGGGGCAATTAATTCCTTATTCTTTAGAGTCACTTCTACCAGATGCAGCCACAAACTTCCCTCAGTATTTAGCGCAAATGCCTGCGGGTACTTTTAGATCAGCACTGGCATTCTCTCAATCTGTTTCCCAGAAATGCCGATCGCCTCAGTACCATATGCCCTCATTCACAGGAGCATTGTCGATTAGGCTTACTTTTGCGATTACCGCTACTACAAATAATGTGGCTTTTCGCGTAGCTTGTGAAGCGATCGCCCCTGCGGATGCGATAAACGTAAATACAACCAGAAGCTTTGATACTGCCAATACTAGCGGCTCTATCTCTGTCCCTACCTCTACGTATAATACAAAAGACATCGTAATCACCCTCACAAATAATGACAGTGTAACGGCTGGCAAATTATTTACATTCACCCTAGATCGCGACGTATCCATCGGTAGCAATGCCACTGATATTTGCTATGTGCTAGCTGTATCTCTGGAGGATGAGAGCTAATGGCTGTTGCTTTCCCCTCAGAAACAGGTTTAAGCCGAACTACCGATTTAATCAATTACAATTCGGCATATACAATCATGTGCTGGATGAAGACTGACACAACAACCGCTAATAATGGCTCTCTCTCTATTCTGAGAAGAACGACAAATACTAGAGGTGATGCGCTGTTTTTTGGGGCTACCAGCAACACTGTTAGACTTGATGCTTTTGATCCTGATACTACAAACGGTTCAACATCTGATTACAGTATTGGCAATTTGGCGCACGTCTGTATGAGACGTAGAGCCATTAACGCCCTAGACCTGATCATCAATGGGGAATTAAAACAGACAATTACGGCTGATTTTAGTGGTAGATCGGAGCCAACTAACGAGCAAAGTATAGGCCTTTACCGATTAGGAAGTCGATTGAGTATGGGTGCTAACAATTCCATCTCTCATTACTATGCTTATCAAGAGGCGCTGTCCTTAGAGCAAATATTGGATCAAATGTATTTTGCCTTCCCACGGCGCACAGCTAATTTACATTCTTGGCTACCGATGGAATCGGGATCAGCAAGAAATATAGATTTTAGTGGCAATACAAGGGATTTTACAGAGCTAAATACACCAACTAATGCAGATGGTTTGCTATTAGCACGCCCATCGCTGCTAATCCATCGCAGGGTAGCAGCGCCGCCTCCTTATTTTGCGTCGCCTTTGGGGATGCTAATGACAAATTTTTAAGAGAAAAACTATGCCTAATAACACTACACAGCAACCAGCAAGCCAAATAACCTTTGATCAGGTTGTAGTATTTATCTCTCAAAATAGTGGGTTGAGCGTGCCTATTATTTTGATGGCGATCATATTCTGGAAAAAGATTGGGGAACCTTGGTTTGACACGTATATCAAACCAAATATCTCTAACCTCACACGCTCCTATAGGGTAGTTAATAAGATTAGCGATCGCGTGCAAACTATCCGCAACATGACCGCTTCACATAGAGCTTTATTGATGGAAATTGACCGCAAAAATAACTCTATTGTTCTAATTTCTCAAGAGTTAATGGACGGGGGGATCGCTCTAATAGATGGCTCTTATAAACAGAAAGAATCGGAATGTGTGCAGAATATTTGTAAGAGATTTGATGATCACGCCTTTATCTGTCGCGAAGTTGCCTTAATCAACAGCCCTTTGTACCGAGGTTACCTACAAGAATCAGGAATATATTTTGTAATATATCAAAAAGTTCTTGAATCAAAAGATAAAACTTGGATTCTCGCCTTGCATTATCGTGAAGAGTTTCACGTCAATTACATCACGGCTCAAAGTCTAGAATCTCAAATCAAAGAGCAATGCGACGCGATCGCATCTCTCCTTCAACAAAATAGCGTTATTGATGGATTTATAAAAAATGCCTAGCCGTGTCAGAAATGGGTTAAAAAATAACGAGTTTGTGATGCACTATCAACCCATTGTCAATTTAAAAACAATGGACATAGCTGGCTATGAAGCCTTGATCCGATGGAATCACCCGACAAAAGGTTTACTCTATCCTGATAGTTTTATTGAGCAAGCCGAACGCGATCAAGATACGATTTTTGGCGTTTTTAAGTTCGCTTTATCCAGTGCGATCGCTGTAAATGTTCAAGGATTCAGAGCAGTAAATTTAAGCTCAGTATCTTTGATGCACCCTGATTTTTTGGGGCTTCTCAATGGGCTTAAAAATCGCAATATTGTACTAGAAATCACTGAGAGGGTGTCTCTGGAGAATGCTGATATTGAGAGGCTTGAGAGAATAACTGCGATCGGCGGCTTGGGAATACTTTTGGCGATCGATGATTTTACGGCGGCTAGCTTAAATCACATGCGCCGAATCATCTCAGCATATCAGCGTAGCGATTTACTCAAAGTAAAGCTTGATATACCGATAATCCAAAGCCTCGATGAGTATCTGGGTCCTGAAATGATTGGATCAATTATCTACGCTTGCCACAGGTTGGGTATAAAAGTAGTTTGCGAGGGCGTAGAAACAGAACGCCAGCACCAATTTTTAATTAGTGCTGACTGTGATTTTGGGCAAGGGTGGTTTTATGGGAAACCTAAAGCGATCGCTCAATAAAACACGCTCTTAGCAATTTTCTCCATCATTAGCGGCGGTACAGAGTTACCAATACCTTTCCCATCTAGCGACTTTTTGCCACTCCATTGATAATCATCAGGGAATGACTGTAAACGAGCTAAGCAGGCAATATCTAGCGCTACGGTGCGAGTATTTTCTAGTAATGCATTAGCACGGTGGTAATGCCCATCTTGACCCATTGCTCTTAATGTCCAACATGGCTCTATTGCTTCTCGCGTTTGAAGTTCGCGATCGCTTCTTGCTCCTGTGTTTTCGATTAGGATAGCTTTGTAACTTCTAATCCCATTCTCGCTACAGCAATCAGATAACAATGTATTTGCGGGTTTATTTTTTGGCTGTATTGTTCCGCCAAAATTAATATTTTGAGAGCCATAGGAATAAAATAAATGTTCTCTAATCTCATTTGGCAACGCTTTTAGTTGCCAATCTGCTAGTTGACTATTAGGCAAATCATGCACTAAATCAGCGATCGCTTCATACCATCCGATATGCTTCTCTTTTGCTGGCAACGGTGGGATAAACTCGTTTTTATTGGCAATGAGAATTAATCGACGGCGCGATTGTGGTACTCCAAAATCAGCAGCATTAAGAACTTGCCATTGCACCCAATAGCCTTGAGAGTAAAGCATTTCAATAATCAAATTAAAGCTTTTTGATTTGCGGTAAGCCTCAACATTCTCAAGGGTAAAATATTGAGGCTGTAGTACTTGAATAAACTCAGCGACTTTACGGGCGCAATCAAGGTCTAGTTGACGCTCTCTTTTGTTGGGATTGGCTATGCTGTATGACTTACACACAGGTGATGCATGTAAAACATCAACCTTCTCAAACTTAAACGGATCGGCATCCAAGATATTCATACATCGCACCGAACCGCCAAAATTAGCATTGGCAACTTCGCAGATTTTAGGATCGTATTCCAAGCCCCAAGCATGTTCTAATCCTGCTTTTTTGTAGCCTAGATCAACGCCGCCAAATCCTGTAAAAAGCGATCCTTCAGTTAGTTGTCTCATGACGCAACCTCAAATAATGGAAGCTGTTCTATCGCCTCTTGCTTTGCCCCAAACACATCCTTAATCGCCAAATTCACGCACTTGCACCAAATTTTGTAAGGGTGGTTTGTCCTTTGCCCGAAAGGGTATTTTTTAGATAAAATCCTTCGTAAATCTTTCTCTGTGATAGTCCCATTCTCGCAATCGCTACGCAATATATTTATAGTCGGGTTAATGATTGCGAGTGATTTTTGTTCCCATGACTTCATGATGCGATCGCTCCTTCTAAATGCTTTTTAACAACTTCTCTAACAACTTGAATGCAAGTTTCAGGATCTTTGTCAGTCCAAACCCCTAACAGGCTTGTGCTGTCGATGTTTTTGATTCCGACGGCTTTACACCATTGGGGGACAGAATCAGGATCGCTGATAGCAAATTGAGTGCTGCTAATTGAATGCAAGTTTCAGGATCTTTGTCAGTCCAAACCCCTAACAGGCTTGTGCTGTCGATGTTTTTGATTCCGACGGCTTTACACCATTGGGGGACAGAATCAGGATCGCTGATAGCAAATTGAGTGCTGCTAACTCCAATGGCTTTAAGGGCTTCGTAAATCCTGTTTGATAGAATCATGTCTGTATCTGGCAAAGGATCTATCACAATTCCAAACCTGTAGCGGACTCTATTTTCTGATGGTTTAGGGTAAAAACTTCTAATGCTAGTCATGCGATCGCCTCCGATATGCTCACTTTCTTCTCTGTCCAATCTTCGCAATCGTTAGGAGCCATAAGCTCCCTCTTCAACATCTCTATCGGATGGATGGCGCATAGTTGCCCAGATCGTGAGGCGCATGTCCAGCAATTGTGTATGGTCATGGTGGCTCCTAAATAGTTACAGATACATTGCCAAGATGCTTGCAGCAAGCCTTAATTTGCTGCGGTGTAAAGTCGTTGCCTAAATAAAATAATGTTTGGGAATGCCTGTTACCTGATTGTTTCTTCTTCCCATCGTTTTTAGGGTTTGTGAACTCAATGCGATGGTTAAAGGTTAAATGACACACAGAATAATTTTGAGCGTCTAAGAACCAATCGCTAGAAGTGTTTGAGTTGCACAATAAAAAGCTGTTGCCTATGTGTGCATAGCTCAATATTTTCTCTACAGCTTTATCCATTTCGGAAAATGGTGGGTTTCCCCATTTGTTGTAGTAATCCGTCAAATCCTGATTTAAAGCATCGTCTGCTTTTGTGAAATAATGCTTTGCTTGGATGATTTGATTAGCTCTAGGGCAAGAGAATATATCAAGGTCAAAGCCGCCAACTAAGTCGCGAAACGGCTTTACGATATAGTCAGGAGTGTAATTTTCGTCATTATCTTTATCGTCATCGGTGACGACTAAATGCATTGAGAAAAGATTAGGTTGCGTCGCTTGCATTCCACTTCTCCCATAAATTGCAATTTGTTCCCGAATATCGCCATGATTCTAAAATCGCCTCATACTCGCACTTACCTCGATATTTACAGGTTGAGCAATCCGAGGCTTTAATCATTGCGGATTGTGCGCGATCGATTCTTGATGTGGTCATTGCACTCTCTCCAATTCTTCTAGCTCTGGGAACTCTTCGTTTAAAAGTTCCAAAATCTCGCAGATTGTGTTTGTAATTTCTGCCATGCGTTTTGGACTGATGGCGTTAGGGATAAAGCAGCGATCGCTAAACTCTGGAATGTTCGCAATACATAGATCGCAATAGGCGATCGCCCTTTCCAAAGAGTAAGTCTCCGATCTAGGCATACACCAACCTGCGCGATCAATGATTGTGTAGGGATAAACACAGATAGAAGATGCGGGTTGTTGAACAACTTTTAAACCTTGGTTGGCGTGAAAGCATTGCCATACTTCGGCTGTTTTGATGCGTTGTACTGGTTGAAATAAATTGAATCTATCAAAATCATCAGGCAGTTTCTCGACTAAAACTACTGCGGTTTGTCTGGCTAAAGTGCTAATCATTTTAATTCTCCATGATTGAGTAAATAGATAAAGTGTTGGAAAGCTGCGGCGCGATCGCTGCCATAACAGCAATCAATATCAAGGTTTCCGCCAAGCCCGAAAACTAGCCAGCCGTGCGGAGTGTGCGCGATTTGAATAGTCATTTATTACAAGGTGGATTTGGTGTTGGATGAGGCGATCGCGGATCGTTGCAAGTGCGCGGATCTTGGGAATAGGCGATCGCCGCCATAGGTAGGACTAAAATCAAAATTGCGATTAGAGATATTACAAATTTCATGGCGCATTTCCTTCCATTCTTTAATGAGTAACCGAACGATCGCCACATACTGATTAATGAGAGTGTCAATAAGTGGATCTTCTTTAGCTTGCAAAGTTAGATCCGCGATCGCTTGAGTGTAGGCGCTGATTGCCTTTTCATGCCCTGCGATTTGGTCGGTAATAACCATCATGCGGATTGTGGGCATAGCTTTAATCCTCTGATTCCGTCAAGCATTCTTTGATGATCGCCACTGGGTAAGAACTTCCAGTCTTGATAGATAATTCGATCCCGATCGCTACACATCTGCACAGTTTTTTGAATCTTGGTAGAGAGATTCGCGCCTTGGCTTTCTGCTTCCGCGATCGCTTGCTGAATTTCAAGGATTCGGCGATCGCGATCTTCAACTTTTTGAGAGTACTGAGAAGCGATCGCAATGGCTGGGGGCTTTCGTAAACTCTCAACCCAATCGTCATAACTGCGATCGTGTAGCCAATCGCAACAAGCTTGGTTAAGGTTTGTCGAGAAATTGGCTTGATATTCTCTTGCTCGCATAGGTCGGGGTAAGCCGTCTGTATCTTTACCGTTGCGAAGCTGAGTGTTGTAATAAGCATCACGCTCTTGATCGCTCATTTCGTAAGCCTTGAGATAAGCCTGACCATTTGCACAGTTTTCACGCTGGCAGATGTAAGGCAAAATGTCACCGCGATCGGGGATTTCAACAAATTCAGTGATGTAAATATTGCTTACTAATCCTGAATCTTGGCAACAAAAACACTTAACGGGCGGCGAAATTTGCTTGTCAGTAACTCGCGTAGATTGCCTCGGCGTTGCCTGAATTTTGCTCAT